GGCGACTCTTCCGGCGGTCCCACCGGCGCGCCGCCGGTTTCCCGCGCGATGCGGCGGAAATCGACCTGGGCCATCGCCCCGCGGACTGCGGTATCCAGCAGCTCGCTGCTCATCCGATCGAGCTGCGCCTGGAGATCGTGCGCGGCGTCCTCGTCCCCGTCCTCAACTGCGGCGCTGAGGCGGCGCTGTAGTTCGGCGATACGCGCCTGCTGTGCCTGTTGAACGAGCGCGGACGTGGGAGCCCCGGGGTTTGGCAGCGGCGACTCTTCCGGCGGTCCCACCGGCGCGCCGCCGGTTTCCCGCGCGATGCGGCGGAAATCGACCTGGGCCATCGCCCCGCGGACTGCGGTATCCAGCAGCTCGTTGATCTGGCGGTCGTAGAATTCGCGCTCGGCGGCTGTCTGCGCGGCCGCTCGCTCCTGCCGCAAATAGGCCAACTTCTCGCCGAACAGCGGATCCGCCTCGGGGGCCGGCGTTTCCTCGCCGAGTCCGGCGGTGAGCGACGTGGGCGTGCGCAGGGTGCTCATCTCGCCCCGCGCCACGTCCGGCGCCGTGAGCGGGCCGGTGCCGGGGACCTGGCCCGGCAGCGCCGTTTCGGGCACGAAGTCGGTCCGCATGGTCCTGAGCCAATGCTGGACCGTGGGCCACTCTCCCGCGTAGCGGACCGTTCCGTCCTCGGCGGTGACCGCGATGCCGGCGAAACGTCCCTGCTTGTACGGGACCAGGGTGTAGGGATCACCGTCGATGCGAATGGTGACCGGGTTGCGCGAGTTAGCGAGGTCCTCCCAGGATGCCGCCGCGAGGTTCCGGCCGCTCTGCCGCAACGCCTCTGCCGTCTGTGCCGCGAATGCCGGCGACGGGGATTCCAGGCCGACGCCGGGCGCGGGCGTCTGCTGGCCGGTGATCGGGGATCTTACCGTGGTCGCCTCGCGCGGGGCCGCAGGGAATACGGAGGCGGTCTCAATCCCGGCTTTCGCCGCGCCGGCGGCCGACATCCCTGCGAGGGCGAGGTTGGTGAAGGCTCCGACCAGGGCGTCCTCGGCCTGCTCCGGCTTCCCGGCCGCCTTCAGCCGATAGAAGTCCTGGATGCCCTTGGCGCTCTCTGCTCCCTGGTAGGCAGCGAAGCCACCCGGGACCGCAGCGCGCGCGCCGATATCGACCGCCTTGCGCAAAGTGGGGAGGGAATCGAGCAGCGCCTCGGCTTTCTCCGAGTTTGCGAGCGCAGCCAAGGCTTCGCCGCCGATCGCGCTCGCCAGGATGACGCCGGCGGTCTCCAGGTTGGCCTGCCCGGTTACCGTGTTCGCGACATTCTTGATGACGCTGAGGTTGACCGCGCCGAGGTTCGGGATGTAGACGGGGGTTTGGTAGTCCGCCTGGCTGACGGGGATCTTCGGAATCGGGCTGGTTTCGATGATGCTCTTGGCATCGGCGAGGGCGCTCGGGAGGTCCTGCTGGTACTGGCGGTAGAGCTGCCCGGTGCGCGATCGCGCCAGCACGTAAGGGGTATTGTCCTGGCCCGGGGGCGTGTAGGACTGATTGCTGAGACCGGCGGGCCGCGGCGCGGCCGGCGGCGGGTTCTGTGCCGTGATCTGCGCCTGCCGGATGGGCAGGTTGTGGAGCTCGGTCTGCTCGATCTGCTGGCGGTTATAGGCGTCGACCGCCTGTTGGTAGCGCGCGATCGAGGCCTGCACGCTGCCGAGCAGCGCGTTGTGCTGCTGGAGCCGCTGATTGAAGGCGTCGATATCCGCCTGGTCCGCGCTCATGGTGGAGTGGGTGGCGGGCAGGTTCAGGAGGTCGAGCCGCCGGCGCTCCTGGTTGAGGCTTTCGGTTTGGCTGCGCGCGTATGCCGCCAGCGTCTCGACGTTCTGGCGCATCAGGTCGAGCGTTTCTTTCGACGGGGCCGGCATCCCGGGAGGGGAGGCTGGCGCAGGTACTGACACGCTGGATACCGGGGTGGCGGAGTCGTCAGGGGCGAGCCGAAAGCCGTTGGTCTGCTTCCAGGTGTCCAGGTCGCGGTTGTATTGCTCGGCCGCCGCCTGTTGCTCGGGAGTGTAGTCGTCGTTCTCCTCCGCGATCTCCGCGCCCGGGTGCCAGGAGTCGGGACCTACGGTGCTGCGGAGGACATCGGGTAAGGCCGGGGGAGGCGTGGATTGCGGCCCTGGGGTGGGCTGTTGGGCGGGGCTGGCCGGCTCGTCGAGCGTCCAGCCGCCGCCGAGGGTTCCAGACGCAGGCGCGGCGGGATTTGCGTTGATCGCCTGCACGTAATCGCGCGTTTCCGGCGGCCACGGCTTGCCGGCGTCGACGTTGGCCGGTCCGAAGTTATACGCGGCGAGAGCCTTCGAGCGGTCGCCGCCGTAGCGCTTCAGCATCTGGCCGAGATACCGAACGCCGCCGTCCACGTTCTGTGCCGGGTCGCTCGGGTCCACGCCGAGGTCCTGCGCCGTGCCGGGCATGAGCTGCATGGGCCCGATCGCGCCCTTGGGCGACGTGCCGGACGGCTTATACCCGTTCTCCCGGTTGGCGACTCTCTGCGCTAGGTCCTCATCCACGCCGTACTTCTTGGCGGCGGCAGACACGAGCCCCTGGATATCCGCAGGGGTGTAGGCGTTCTGGTCGTCAAGTGTCCACCCGCCACCGAGGGACCCTTTTGAGGCCGGGGCGGTCGTGGGGGGAGAGGGATCGTCGAGCGTCCAGTCTTCGGAGAGATTTGTGGGCATGGAGCGGAGTTGGAGGGAACGGAGCGCGGTTTACGGATTCACCTGCACCATCCGGCCGTTCTGCTTGCGCCATTTCGTGCCGTCCGGGCCGGTCGCCGTGCGGCCCTCGGGGATTCTGTCTGCGATCGCCTGGGGCGGGGGCGACGGTGCGCGACCGGGGGCGACGGTGCGGACTGGAGGAGCGGGGGCGGCGGCGGGCGCCGGCGCTCGGGCCCCGGACGCGGGCTGTCCGCCTAGCAAGGCTCTCATCGTGGCATCATCCTGCTGTCGCTTGTCGATGATGCTCTGCGTGTTCTGCGACCGCAGCGCCGCGCCCTGCTGCTTGACGAACTCCTGCCGGACCTGCTCTCTCTGCCCGGGGTCCATGTCCGGCCAATTCCGGTAACTGCCGTCCGGGTTGCGCTCGTCGAGGAACCGCACCGCATCATCGCCCGTTACCTTCTCGGGCGGGACGCCGCGGCCCTGCATGGCATCGATGGTGTTTGCCCGCACCTGCCCGATGGCCGTATTGAGGGCGGCCTTTGCCTGCGCACCGCCGGTGGACTTATCCGCCCGCTGCTGCGAGATATCCGCCAGCCGGTCCCGGATGGCGAGCAGGTCGTTCCGGTACTGGAGGGTATTCTGCGCGGTGATGTACTCGTTGGGGGTCTGTCCCACCTTGGCCGACTGATCCGCCACGGCTTTCGAGTCGAAGTTCGCCCCAATCTTCGGCGGGTCGGGGAATAGGGACTGTTCGAGCGGATGCAGCGCGTACTCCTTGGCATAGGCATCGCGCCCTTTGTTGGCCGCAGCGGTCATCCGCTGGGACACGTGCGCGAGTTGGTCCTGGTAGGCCTTCGGCCGCTTATCCGGGCTCTGGCTTGAAATCGATGCCAACTGCTCGGCGTCGGGCGTCCACGTCGAGATCCGGATTCCGTTTAGGATCGTGCTGGAGTCGCCGCTCGGGTCGAGCTTGGCCCGGTTTGCCCACCAGTCATTGACCGCCTGGAGCGCCTTCGGGTCGCCCGCCATCGCCACGTCGGCCAGGTAGTCCTGCTCCATTTTCTGCGCCAGGTCGGATTTCTTGGCCGCGATTTCGACGGCCTGCTGCTGCGCCTTCTGCCCGGGCTCCTGCAGCTTGGCGAGCTCGCTCGCGCCCATGTGCGCGAAAGCCGCCTGCCGGATCACGTCGTCGCCGGGGTAGCTTGGGTACTGCTGCTTCCAGTTGCCGTACTCCTGCGCGGAGATGAGGCGATCCCGCGCCAGTCCGTCGAGGAAGGCGTTGTATCGCTGGTCCTTGGCAACCGGATCGTTCGCAATCTTGGGATCGCCGTTGATGGCCGAAAGGAACCCCATCGCGCGGTCGGCGATTTCGCCGTACTGCTTGCCGAGCGCGGCCCGCGTCTCGTCGTTCATCTTGTTGTAGGCCTGCTGCTGGCTCGCGATCGACTGCAAGTATTGCATCTGCGCCTGCGGAGAGAGGCCGTTCTGCGAGGCAATCTCATAGGCCCGGCGCAGGGTCGGGGTGTTGAGGTTGACTGGAAACTGCACGGTCCCGGAGAAAGCAAGGGGCGGCGTGGTGGCCGTCCGCGGAGCTGCGGGGGCAGCCGGAGCGGCGGCGGGGGCCACCGCCGGGCCCGCTTGCAGGTTCGCCAGCGTAGGGGAGGCCGAATAAGGAGCCGCGGCTGCGGCCGGGGCGGAGTCCGATTTCAGCCCATAGGTGAGCGAGGCCGGGTTCTGATCCTCCTCCGGCGCGGGTGCCGGGGCGGCCGGGGCCGAGGGCGACGGCGCCGGCACGGCACTCGCGGGCGGGTTGGCGGAGGGGGCCGTGGAAGCAGCCGGTTGTGCCCCCCCGCCGGCGTACTCCTTCATGGCCTGCGTGTAAGCGGAGGCCTGGATGCGCGCGTCGTTGACCTGGCGCTGCATCTCCTGGGCCCGCAACTGCGCTTCGGTCGCCGCCGCCTGCTGCTGCTGGTAGACGAGCGGCGCGAGCTGCTGGCGCTGCGCGGTCTCGGCCTTGAGATTCTCGAGCGAGAGCATCTTGCCGTAGGCGTCGACCGGGTTCTCCACCTGCGGGGGCCGGTACATCAGAGGAATAGTCGCTGCACTCATGAGGAATGTCTCTTACGCCCCGGGAACCGCGGGCACCGCGCTCAGGATGTCGGCCAGCGCGCCGCTCGGCGCCGCGAGCGCCGTGCCGGGGATGAAGCTCGATGCCCCGTAGCTTGGCATCCAGAGCGATCCCGAGGAGTAGGGCGTGAACCCCTCGGGGGCCCCGCCGGTCGCCCCCATGCTGTTGAGACCTTGCATCATCCCTGCGCCCATGGCCGCGTTGCCGATGCCGCTGAGGGCGCCTGACCACGCATTCGCGCCGCCCATGATCCCGGCCGCCTGCGCGTTGGCCGCGCCGGTGCGGAAGTTGCCTGCCATCTGCGCACCCTGAAGTCCGGTGTTGCCGATGTACTCGTTACCCTGCATCGCGACGTTCGACTTGAGCCCGGCGCCCTGCAAATTGGTGTTGGCCGCGAGATTCGCAAGCGAGGTGAGCTCGCCGCCATAGATGCCGCCGGCCTGAATCGCCTGCTGGTTCGCGGTGGTGCCGAGTCCCGCGAGCGAGAGGTAGCCCTGCTGGTTGGTGTTGAACGTCGAGAGCGCGCGGTTGTAAGCGTTCTGGTAGCTGGTTCCGGCGAGGCCCTGCGCGTAGTTCTCGGTGGCCTTGAGCGCCGCCCCGGACTGCAGCATGCCCCGCGCCGCCTGCGAGTTGCCGAGGGCCTTCATGCCCTGCTGTAGCTGGAACTGATAGCCCGGGTCGTTCTGCAGCTCCTGCGGATTGAAGCTGAAGGTTCCGGCGGTCGATTGGAGCTTGTTGAGCCCGTAGGTTCCGGCGGCCTGATAGGGCTGGAGGCCCCCGGTCATTCCGGCGTAGATTCCGGCCTGCGCGGTACCGGCGTTCCCGATGGCCGTGTTGGCGGCGCCTACTCCGGTGTCGATCGCGGTATTGGCCTGCCCCATGCCGGCATAGCCGGCGTCAATTGCCTGCCCGGCGGCCTTGTCCACCGCGCCCGCCGCAGCCTGCCCGGCCGCGGCCTGCGCCTTCGCCGCCCGGCTGGCCGCCGACGATCCGATGATGCCTCCAATGAGGGAGGTGCCGGCCGAGATCGCCGAGAACGGGTCCATCAGGCGCACTCCGGCCGGATCGCCGAGGGGGAACATCTCGGCCAGTTGATTTTTCGTTAGCATTTGGGTCTCTTCGCCCGCATCACCAGCAGGTCGTACAACTCTCCGTTTTTCGTGCCGGCATCCGGCACCGTTGCGCAACGCTCGAAGCCCGCGCGCAGCGCGAGCCGCAGCACGAGGCGGTTATAGGACGGCACCGGCCCGCGGATCTCCTCGTACCTCGTCGCGCCCCAGGCCCACGCAAGAAACTCCCGCACCAGCGCGACGGTCGAGCCCCATACCCGCGGCGCGCAGCAGATATGCACCTCGGCCACGCCCGAGCCGGCCCAGATCTCGGCCAGCAGAAACACCGCCGCGGCAGCTCCGGCGCCGTCGAAGGCGACGATCCAGTCCGCGCCGCGAACCGGCCCGACCGTCGCCAGCTCGCGCGGCCGGGCGCCGTCGTGGACCATGCGCCGGTAGCACTTCGGATCCGTGAGAATCGGGCGGATCAGGCTGTAGTCGGTCGAGCGCGCGAACCGGAAGCGCGGCACGGCTTAGTCGACGTCTCCGGTGTAGCGGTTCCAGCCGCTCCGTCCGCGGATCGGCATGATTCCGGGGTTCACGTCCATCTGCGGGGTCGGGGCGTTCATCGACTCGATCGCGGCGGCCGAGCGCAACGCCTCGGCGCGGGTGTCGTCAGTCACCGATGCCCCCTGCTCCTTGAAGACGCTCGCCAGGCGGACCGCGAGGTTATTGACGAACCAGTCTTCGTAGCCGTCCGGCCAACTCACCAGGTCGTTGACCGTGGCGAGTCTTGATAACGTCTGCCATGTGTACAGTTCGAGCTGGTCGGCCCCGGTGTCCTGCGTCCAGATGTAGACGTTGGCGGTCGGATAGGCGTAGTCGCAGTAGAGGACGGTGGGGACGCCGTTCGGAATATCCTGCAGCCGCATCCCCGCCCACTGCTGGTTGTCGAAGATCCGCATCGGCAGATGCACCGGCGCGGCGCCGCCGGGCTGCAGGAGCACGAGATTGGCGCGGTCGATCGAGTCCGTCCCCGGGCGCACGCTCGTCCCGCTGGTCGAGATCAGGGTGCCGCCCGGCCCGAGCGTGTACTGCTTGACGCCCGCCTGGAGGTTGTACAGATCGCTCCGCAGGCTATAGACCATCAGGCGGTTGGTATTCGCCTGCCCGATCATCAGGTTGCCCTGCCTGAGACAGTCGCCGAGCTGGTCCGGGCTTGGGGCCCGTGCGCCGGCATCGGCGAAGCGCGTCACCCCGGCGAGGCGCAACGCCATATAGAAGAGATCACTGACTTTCGTGCCCTGCGGCGCGGTGCCGGTTCCGCTACCCCCGCCACCCCAGAGAGAAGATCCGAAGGTGCCCATTACTGCCCCATATCCAGCCAGACCGAGCCGTTGTAACAGAGGCTCACCACTCCGGTAGCCGCGTAGGCGTTGGCGATGTTGTTGGCGGGATTGAGGTGAGATTTGATCGCGAGCGCGGTGCCTCCGTTTAGCGCGAAGGTGTTGGAACCGGCCTGGAGGGTGTGGGCCAGTTGAACCTGTACGCAGACCCCCGGATAGAGGTTCGCATTTGTCAGGCTCCCTGCAATGGCGTTGGCCGAGCCCGACTCGGTGGCGATGTAGTTCAGCGGGCGCCCGAAGGTCAGAGTGTTATTCGTCGCGTTCGGCACCGTCAACCACTTGTCCCCGCCATTGACGGAATAGATCAGGTTCGGCGTGGCGAAATCGGCGCACTCCCGGAACCCCGAAATGTTGTCCACTCTGAGGGTTTTGCACGCCTGGAACTGGCGGCCCTCGACGTCGATGCCGCCCACGGTGTTCTTGCCGGTTTCCAAAACGTGAACGCCATAGGAGGTGCTGGCGTTATCCGCCACCCCAACCCGATACGCCCACTGCTGATTTCCGTAGGAGTCCGACCCGAAAAACATTCCGGAGGGCCATACAAGATTGCTGTCTACCCCGTCGTCTCGCACCAGTCCGTTGAACTTGATGAAGTCGGCGCCATATACGCCGGTGATCGTCTGCCCGCTGAAGCTGCCGAAGCCCGTGCAAGCCGAGCCGGAGGGATTCTGAGCCGCCACCAGCACGTTGTTGGAGTCCAGGATAGAGAAGATCTGGAAACGGCCCGAGAGCTGCGACCATGCTCCCGTCCCGCCTGAGAGCCACATATACTCGTTCGCCTGCGAGAACTTATGGCCGGTAATCGTGAGCTGGCATTGGTTGCCGCTGGCTACGGCATTTGAAATCGTAAAGGTTGAAGTGCCGATCAGGTTAGAGGCGATCCACGGCTGATTAAAGATGATGCCGCCGGGGAAGTTTACGTTGCCTGTCGTCGGCGTGAATTTGACCTGCGTGCCCGACGACCATCCCTCGATGGACACGTTATCGAACACCGAGGAATCCACGAACCGCAATTCCATCGCTGCGTTCGTATTACTGCCAGAGCCCCGGATTTCGATGTCCCGCGCGTAGAGGCGCGCCACGTCGAAGCTATCGGCGTTCCAGGCGGCGGCGCCGATCACCCAGGCCTGCGAGTTCGTCCCCGCCGGCGTGATGAGGATGTGCTCGAACGTCCCCGGGCCGGCGCCCGCCTGGTTGATGCCGGCCATATCGTAGGCCTGAATCAGGATCCCCTTTGATGTGCAGGAGTCGATCAGCAATCGCGCGAAGTAGTAGTCCTGCGGATGCTCCAGATCGAGGCACGTCCCCGCGGTTCCCGCTCCATCGAAAACCAGGTCGGTAATCGACGGGCCCGTCATCGGCCCGTTGAGCGTGAGCATGGTGCCGTTGGTGCTGCCGGCCCAGAGGATGTGACTCGCTCCGGAGACGGAGATCAGATCGCCCGAACCGCCCGCGCCCTGCAAGCGGATGTTGTTCGTGGTGGAGTTCGCGCTCGATGAGCCGTTCCCCATCGTGAGGGTGGAGGTAATTTTGTAAGTGCCTGGGGGGAAGTAGACCGTGCCGCCGCTAGTGGGCAGGGCATTGATGGTGCTCTGAATCGCCGTCGTATCGTCCGCCGTGCCGTTGCCCACGGCTCCGAAGGTCTTAACATTCAGCGCAATATTCGAGAGGTGTGTGCCGAGAGCAGTCTCGAGGGCGAGAGTCGCGGCCTTCAGGGACTGCTGGTGCGCTGCGTCGATCAGAACCGACATCACGGCTCCGACCGCGTGGGACCGGGCCGACGTCCCCGCTACTCCTCTGGTGACGGTGAGGGCCTGGCCGTTCACGGCCGTTACCAGCATGTGCTCCCAGGCCGTGCATTTGGTCACGCCCGTCGCTACCTGCGTGGTCGAGTCGCAGATGGTGACGATCATGTTCACGGCGAATCCGGTGCCGCTCGCGACGATCGCGACGTTATCCGTAGGGGCCATCGCGAGGCTGATCGTCGTCTGGACGTTATCCGCCGTGATGAACAGCGTTGAGTCGGTATCGAGGGACCCGGGGTAATTCGTGGTCTGCGCGGAGAGGCCGCAGGCAAAGAGGACTGCCAGAATAAGATTTCGCATGGAATTGGGTGTTGGGTTGGTCTACTGCTGGCCTTGCGGCGCGGCCGGCTGGGGGTTCTGCGGCGCCGACATGGCATTCTGTTCGACGAGTGCCGCCTTGGCTTCCTGCGCCGCCGCCCATACCGCCTGCGCCAGCGAAGGCCTGCCCCACTGCGGGTGAAGATCCTTGGCGAGCAGCTTCACGAGCAGGCGGAGCCAGCCCTGCGGCATGTTCACGGTGTCGTTGACGGTCGCGAAGTTCGCGAGCGGGGTCCAGTACGCCAACTCAAGCGTGCCGGGGGTGTAGGAGGGCGGTGGAAACACCCGCACGTTGATGAGCGGATACGCGGTGTCCGCGCCGACGATGGCCGGAATGGAGGTCTGCTCACCGAGCGCCTGTTTTGCCATCTCGCCGAACTCCGGCATCGAAAGCACCCGGCCGCCGGAATGCAGGATGGTGCTGTAGTACGCGCGCCAGGCCGTGACTTTCATGGCGCGCAGGCCCCCGGCGGTGGAGAAGGTGCCCCCTGAGCCGAGAGTGTACCCGGTGACGCCCGCCTGGAGGCTGAACGCCTGCTCGACCTGGGTGGGGACGGTCAAGCCCTCGGCACTCAGCATGTCGAGGATCGGGTTCAGGCGGTTGTAGGCGTCCGTCTGCATCGCCGAGGTGATCGTCTCGGTGGGGGTGATGGTGCCGATGTCGATAAATGCGGTGTTGATGATGTCGCTGACTAGCATGGGGATGGCTTTAGCAACTGCTGGAGGTGAGCAGGCCGCCCGAGAAGGTTTCCGTACAGGTAGTGCCCGCGCTGTTCTTCATGGTCTGGCTGTGGGTGACCCCCGCCGCACCGCCGACGCTGAACCCGGTACTGGCGTTGATCGCGCCGGTGGCGTCGACCGGGTAGCCCGGCGAGGCGTTGCCTCCGAAGCCCACGCGGCCCGTGGTGAGGTCCACCGTGAGGCTGCTGGTCCCCGGCCAGACGAACGTACTCCCGGCGGTCAATCCGTTGGCGTAGTCGATGCGGAACACGCTCCCGGACTTCATCAGCCGGGCGGCGGTGGTCGAGCGCGCCACGTAGGCGGCGCCGCTGTACTCCGCGTCCCAGAGCATCTCCTGGTCGTCCGCGGCCTCGGAAAGCAGGGCGAGTGCGCCCGCCGCGTTGGCCTGCAGCTTGATCTGGTTCACCCCCGGGGCCGCCGCCGGGTTCAGGTAGAGCGGCGACGCGCTGGTGATGAGCCCTGTGCCGGAGGGCGTGAGCGTGACGTTCTGGTTGCTTCCGCCGGCGAGAATCGAGATTGCGCCCGACGACGCCGAGACGTGCGCCGGGGTGGCGTTCTCCATGAACACGAGAGCGTTGGGGATCGCGGCGTTGCCCCCGGTGAGCACCGGCGCGTGATTCGCCGCCAGCACCCCCAGTTGAACGCCGGCGAAGGCGGCGAACAAGACCGCCGCGAGAGTAAGGATCCGTCTCATGCTGCCATCCCTGTGGTGTGCTGCCCGATTTGCACGTACTTGCCGCCCGAGAGCCGGAAGTGAAACGTCGTGATCGTGTTGGCGCTGGTGTCGATATCGGAGGAGACCCCCGAAAACCCGGTGCCCCAGAGGGGCGAGGGGGCGCCGCTGCCGTCCGGCCGCAGAATCACGTCGAGCGCGCCGGCGCCAGTCGTCGGGGCCTGAATCGTGGAGGACGTCGATTTGAGCACCTGGTCGATGAGCTGCGTCCCGAAAATCCAAACCCATCCCATCGAGGCCGGGGACTGCTTGACCTGCCACTGGTAGATCAGGCCTGTGTCGGTCTCGATCCAGAGGGTTCCGTTGGGAATCCCTTGCGTGTCGAGGGCCTTGCGCGATGCGCTCGTGCCGAACTGGACGATGCCCCCGCCGGTCGCGGCCGAGTCCCGCACCGCCTGATAGAAGAGGTACCAGTCCCGGCCGAAGAGCCCGTTTACGAGCGGCGGGTTCGATTGCTGCGGAACGATCGGAACGTCCACCCTACGCTACCCCGGCCTCGTACTCGATATCGAGGTCGATCAGCATCAATTGATACTGGCCGGTGCCCGAGAGTCGGAATACCCGGTCGCGCGAGGCGCTGGTCCCGGCCCAGAAAACGCGCTGGCTGTAGGCTCCGGCCACGCCGGCGCCGCCCGTCACCGGCGAAATCGGATAAACGAAGGTGTTGCCACGGTCGTCGGAGTAGTCCCGCGTGATGGTCGGCTGTATCGTCGCCGAGCTCGTGGTGCCGGTTGCCACCTCGAGCGTCATGCGTCCGAAAAACTGGAGGACGCCGGCGGCGTAGAAGTGCGGCAGGACGCGGATCCACTTCTTGTCTGCGCCGTTGTCGTCGAAGTAGTTGAGGTTCACCTCGTAGAAGCTGCCGGAGGCGAAGTCGCAACCAATATGCATCCCGGCCGGTCCCCACTCCGGGATGAAGGTGTGGAACCGCGGCACGTAAGACGCGAACGCCGATCCGGTCCAGGCCGCCCGCTGGTGCCAGATCGGCGTCCCCGCCTGTTGGCTCGCGGTTTCGTCGTAGACGTATGTGTTCAACGCTCCCGGAAAGTTGATGACCCAGAACTGATGCCCGTCGTGGACTTCCGGGTAGGCGATCGCGCCCGATGGAGTATCGATCCCGGAGGCCCAGGCCGCCTCTTCGGCGTGCGTCGAGATGCGGGTCGGGGTGAAGCCGTCGATCCGGTACGCGATGGGCGTCCCGCGCGGGCTGCCCCCGAGGTAGTAAATCCTCTCGCTCATCGCCACCGGCGCGTAGCGCGCGACACTGCCCTCGCGAGCCGCCGCCCCGCTGATCCGCTGAAACGGAAACGTGGGGTCGCCGGTGTTCTGCCAGACTTCGCTTTCCTCGCTGCCGAAGATGTAGAGCTGCTCGTGGTCTGCGAGGACCGACTGGATGTAGTCGGGCGCCCCCTCTTTGGTCGCGAAATCGAGCGGGTCCCAGGTGGTGCCGTCGAAGGGGGCGGAGATGTTGAACTGGCCGCCGAGGTCAGCTCCCACCGCGGCGGTGTAGGTTACTCCCGTGAGCGTGCCCGGCGAAACGCTGACCAAGAGAAGAGTCGCACTTACGACATCGACCACCGTGTAGTTGAGCCCGGCAATCGTGATCTTCTGGGTTGGCACGATCTCGTCGAACATGCTGCCGCTTACCCAGTTGACGGTCGTTCCCAAGGTGCTCACGGTGCCGCTCAAGGTCTGGAGCGTTGCCGTGAAGGCCGCGCCGGTCTGGGTGCCGGCGCCCCCGGTGAGCGTGATGCTCGTCGAGGAATTGACCGTCTGGATGTCGTATGCAATTCCGCTGATGACGATCTGCTGGCCCGCGATCAGCCGCGCGAAGTTGTCCCCCGAGGTCCAGGTAACGGCCGTGCCGCTGGTCGACACGACGCCCCGGAGCTGCTGCGGCGGGCGCTGCACGATGAAATAGCTGTCGAGGTATGCCCCCGTTACCGCGGTCACGGGATCGCCGTAAGCGGCGGCGTAGGTCGCGCCCGTCTGCGTGCCGGCGCTCGCCCCGAGGGTGAGACTGGTTGCGGAGTTCCAGGTGACGCTGTACGGCGTTCCGTCGATCAGGATGTAGCCGCCGTTCATGGACGACGGAAACTCATCCCCGGAGACCCAGGTAACCGCCGTACCGGAGGTATTGACCGTGCCGCTGATCTGGAAGTGAGCGATGGCGGGGCCCGAGCCCTCATCGATGTAGGCGTAGCCGTTCTTGACGATCAAGAGCTGGTTGCCGTTGCCGAACATCTGCCCCGGGTAGCCGTCCGAGGTCGAGCCGGTAAGCTGCTGCTTGGTAATCATCGCCCCCGAGCCCGTGGAAGGGTTGCCCCCCACGTAAGAGCCGATGCCCAACTCCCACAGCCAGGAATTCCCGCCGGCAACGCCGTTGGAGTCGTCGGTGAGGACGAACAGCCGGCCTCCGCCCGACCAGGCTCCGCGGAAGACGTGCCCCGACGTGCTGCCGAGCGTGTTCACGTCGCCGATCTTGTGGTACCCGGGCGCGAATTCGAGGATGCCCTTGTTCTTGCCCTGCTCGTTGGGGTCGTCGATGAACTGCGGAATCAGGTTCATCGTCTGCTGGCAGGCAGCGGCCGGGTTGCGCAGGGTGTAGGACTGGCCGACTAAAGGGACTTTCATCGGGGTCGGGGTTCGATCGCGGGCCTGAGCAAATCGAGGGGCCTCGGCTCAAAGTTCAGGTGCGGCCGTAGCCGATCAAGAATGGCCGCGCGGCGCTCGCGGGAAAACTGCCGCAGCATCCGGTCCAGATGCTCCTGGGTCGGCGCGTGCCTCCGCGCCGCGTACTGCGCCTTCATCTCGGGGGTGCGATGGGGGATCCGGGGCATTTACTTCTGGCGCTTGCGCGGCGTTGCCGCCGCTTCGGCGGTATCGCCCTCGGCCGTGGCGGGCTGTTCCGGCTTCGCCGCGGCGAGCAGCTCGGCGCGCAGGTCTTCGATCTGCGCCGCGGCTTCCTTGGAGCGCAGCTTTTCGGCCGCTAGTTCCTTCTGCAGTTCCAGGATCTCCGCGACCTTCTCGGCGCCGTAGTTCTCGAGCGCCCGGAGTTCGCGCTGCATCTCCCGCTGGAGATCGGCGTACTTCGCCTTCCACTCCTCGCCCGTCAATTCCTTGGGCGGGGCGGCCGGCGCCGGCGGAGGCGGCGGCGGAAACTTCGCGTACTCCGGCCCGAGGGCGGCGTCCTCTTCGGCGTTCTGGACGGTGACGGAGCTTCCGTCCTCGTGATACCGGGTGGCGGGATACGGCCGGTGCTTGTACGGCTCGGGCCGGCCAGGGCGGACCGGGGCGAGGACCGCACCGCGCATCTGCGGGGTAATGATGAGCCGGGTCTTCTGCTGAATAGGGGTATCGCTCATAACTTTTGCAATAACGGAAAAATCGGGGCGGCGGCGCCTCGAAACGGGAGCCGCCGCCCCATGGCTGAGGAGGAGAGAAGGGGCCTCAGTAAACCAGCATCACGGGCCCAACGCTGGCCGTGAAGGTCGTAGTCGGAGTGATCGCGGCCAGGGTGCCGAACGTGCCCGTCTGCGAGCCCGTCCCGTAGTTGGTGGGGGCGCCGGCGGTGGCGTAGGCCTGGAACGTGTCGGTGGTGCCGTTCCCCTGGAGCGCGATGAAATAGGTCTGCGGACCCACCACCCGCACCGTCGAAGTGAAGTTGATGCATTGGTACTTCGAGGCGGTGGCGGTGGTAGTTCCGGCGGTGGCGGTATTCGCGATCAGGGCTCCCGAGGAGTCGTAGAGCGCGAAAATCCACTTATCGGTGGCGACCGTCGCACCGTTCAGCACGCACGCGCCCGTGAGGGTCGCATCGTTGCCGATGTTGAGCTGGGAGAACCAGATCTTACCGGCCACGTCGGTCACGGAGGCGTTACTGATGGCGGTCGGCGGAACGAAGGTGGAGAACGCGGTAAACGGCTGCGTCTGGAGCTCCGGCAGGTGGCCGTGCTGCCACGCGCCGGCCACGCAATAGTTCCAGTGGCCGGTGCGGACGTTGAGCCGCGGGTTGTTGACGAGCGCCGAGGCGGTGCAGGCGCCGGAGGCGTCGTTCGGGCCGTTGTCGAAATAGCCCGGAGGCCCGAAGTAGACGAGTTCGCCGACGAGGTGCGCGGTACGCATGCTGCCGTTCTGGCCGCGGCGGACGGTCCAGATGTTGCCGGTGACGTTGGCGACGACTTCCATGTATTCCCGGCCCACGAAGAGGCCGGTCATGACCTGGTTGTTGGTGCCGAGAGCCGCAACGCTGATGGTATTGGGCGAGCCGCCGGTGGAGGCCGAGAGCACGATCATGGTGTCCTTGGCCGACATGGGGGAGGCGATGGTGACCTGCGGGGTGACTTCCTGCGCGAACGCGAAAGCCACCAGCAGAAGAGTGGAGGCAATCAGTTTTTGAAGCATGTTGATGGGTTTTCCTTTTTAGCTGGATGGGGAGGCGGCTAAACGCCGCCGCCCCGTCTTTGGTTTCGCGGGAATTAGCCGCAGATGCGCACGCCCCAGTCGCCGCGCTGCGCAACCCAGCCGAACATGATGTCGCAGCGGGTAGCAAAGATGTCGTTCACGATGTCGTACTGGGACACCGTGCGGATCGACATCCCGGTGGCGGGATCGGTGGCGCGCTTCGCCATCTCGACCGCGCGGGGCAGGTCGAGCGGCACGCAGGCCCAGGCGTAGGCTTCCTTGTGGAAGGCCATCGCCTGCGGGGTCAGCGTTCCGGCGGTGCCGAACAGGGTCAACGCCGCGCCGGAGAGCGGAGTCGTGTTGCAGGTGGCATACGGATTCGGCAGGCCGTTGTTGTTGGTGCCGACCGCGATCGCCGGGTAGATGGGCACCACGCCGTTGCCCGAGCCGTCCGCGTTCACCGGAGCGGTGACCACGAACTGCCGCAGATCGCTCAGGGTGTCGCCCGAAACCGGGTTCACCGCGTAGATCGGGGTGCCCCCGACGCCGAGCGTGAACACGTCGCCGGCGTTATAGACGTTCTGCGCGTTGGGGGTGAGGCCGTTGATGACGAGGGCGCTGCCGGTCTGGCCCGCGCCGTTGACGACCGGGGTGCCCGCGCCCGAGCCGATCGTGTGGGTGCGGATGTTCTGGGCGAGCAGCCAGTCGAAGCCGGCGCCGGTGCCCATCCGCCCTTTGAGGTACTGCTTTTTGATCTGCTCCGAGCTCTGGAACAGGCCTTTCAGGGTATCGATGATCTGGGTCTGGAACTTCGACGCGATCACCATGTACCGCTGCTCGTCGATCGGCGCCGAATTGCGGTCCAGGGCCTCGAGAGCGGAGAGGTACGTCTGGAAGGCGGTCGAGCCGTTGGGCACGCTGCCGGGGGTGCCGACCACGTTCGGAGTAGCCTGGTAGGCCACGGTGAGGCCGACCACTTCGGCGGCGTTCGACAGCGCGATCGCCGCGCCTTCGATGTAGCGTTCGCCGATGCGGTCGATCGAGAGCGTCTGTTCGGCCGAGGTGAAGCTGAAAGCGGTGTGCTTGCGCTGGTTGATGACCAGCGGGATTTTCCGCTCTTCGACGTCCTGGATGACCAGGTTGGCGCCGTCGACGGCAGCGAATCGCACCGGATCCCGGAGCGAAAGGGTGTCGCCGATCTTGGCGCCCGGTTTGGCGAAGTGCTCGGACCAGTCTTCGTGGTGAACGGCTTTGGCAAAGCCGAGGTTGTTTTGGAAGCGCCGCAGCAGTTCGTTGGTGATGATCTGCGGCGTAAGAATCGTATTGGACAAGGGGACTTACCTTTTCTTGAGCTGCGCCTCCCGCGCTTTGACCCACTTGGCGTAATCGTTGGCGTCCTGGTCCGACATGGGATCGGCTTGAGGGGCTAATGGTCTTCCGCCGAGGTGGGCGGGAGGGCGCGAGGCGCGCGATGGCTGTTGTTTCGGTTGCGGTTTTGGGGCAGGCTTCGGCGCTGCGGCTCCGGGCTTGGCGGCGCCCTTATCGGCGGCGGCGCCCTTGGCGGGCGGCGCAATCCGGGTGCGGATCTCTCCGAGCAGCATGCCGGCGCGGGCGAGGGCGACCCCCCATTCGCGCTCGTTGGTGGCGAGCGTCGAGCGGGCGATCTTCTCGGACTCCTCCGGGTGCTGGCCGAGGTAGTAGGCGATCTCGGTGCCGGCTTCCGGGTCCATGCGCATCACGGACTCCATGGCGGCCGAGATCTTCACCGCGGGATTGGCAACGACCTCGTTGTAATCGGCAAACCTTGCGGCGGCGCGATTCCATTCGGCCTGCGCGGAAGTCCGCGCGTGCTCTTCCTCGAGGGCCTGCTTCTGCTTCGCCAGGGCGGCGGCTACCTTGCGCTCGGTGAGCGCCTGGTTGTAGGCGTCGAGCGCCTCCTCGTACTGGTCCCAGGCGGATTTCTCGTCGGTGTCCTCGAAGTCCCGTAGCATCGGGCGGGCGAGCGGCTTGTCCGCCTCCTCGTCCACTGTTTCCGTGGAGGACGCTGCTTCCTCCGTAGCTTCCTCTCCCTCCTCCCCTCTGGTGAGGGCATCGAGGCGGGATTGGAGCTCCGCGATTGTGCCGGTCAGCTTCCGCATGCGCCGGGCGAGGCGCTTATCCTTCTCGGGCTCCTGTTCCTGGGCGGCCTGTACTTCTTCCTGCTCCGCTTCTCCCCCGGGCTCCGACTCCGTGGCGCTTTGGCCCTCCCGGATTTCTTCTTCTTCCTCGGAGGACTCGGATGGCGGCGTGACTCTGGCGCCCGCCGCGGGCGCTTCTTCTTCCTGCTCTTCGGCCTTCGCCGGCACCTCGCCGGTCTCGCGGAAAGCCACGAAGGATTCGTAATCCTCCGGGATCTCTACATAGTCCTGGTCGGTCTGGGCGACGAGGGCGTCAGTTAGTTCGGACTGCATGCGTTTGGGTGTTTCTCCAATGCGGGGATGTTCGCGGCGTACAAAGCCCACCGCTGGGCGGGTACTGCTGAAGTCGTGAGTTATGCGGCCTGGGCAATCTCAGGCGGAGGTGCGCAAGGCATGATCGAGCGTGCAATAAGCAAGCGCCGCAACAAGCGGCACGACGCCATTTCCCAATGCGCGTAGTCGGTCGACGCGAGAGCCTCCATGCTCGTCCACCCGACCGGCACGCCCATCAGATGCTCGACAAATCGCGGGTTCAAGATCCGGGGCGAGCAGGAGCAGCCGACGCCATGCTCCGAGGTCGGCGGGGCCGGGAGGGAAAACCGGGATATATCCTGTTTCAAACAATGCCGGCGTTTCGGCGATCCCGCGCTTTCGGCCTCCTGCGCGGTGGGCGTCGACCACTGCCCTGCCGTCTCGCAAAGCGGCCTCGCGTTCCTGCGCTTGATCTTGTCCGTGACGGCTGAACGGTAGTCCTTCGCCTGCGGAGTCGGCCATTCCTTCACATGCCACTGCAGGTTGCCGCCCCGGTGTTTGGCCGTGTTCGGCCTCTGCGGGCCGCTCATCGCTCCGACCGTATGGGTTGGCCAGAACCGCGCCTGCTGATCCAAGCCCTGCTCGTCCCTGCGCTCGCCGCCCCGCGAGCGAAATGAATCGGTGGCCGGGGTCTGCCAGCGCATCACCTGTTTGGCGAATTCCCCGCCGCCCCCGGCCGTCTTCCCGCGCTTGTCGGTGTTCTGGAAGCCGTGCGGAGTTTTCCAGGTTGCCGCTTCCTCCGCCAGAATCTTGCCGCCCGTTCCCGGCTTCCGCGTGCTCATCCGCACTCCCTGCGCCGTAACCGTAGGCCAGGTTTTCGCGGCCATCGCTAACGGCACCCCGCAGCCGTTGCCGTTGTAGCCTTTGGCTTTCATGGCGGCTTTCCGCTTCAGCCACGTCTCGGGCTGCTCGCCGTCCTGCGAGATGGCCGCGTCCGGGCTGGGCCAGGTCCGCGCCGCGCCCGTCAGCGAATCCTGCGCCCCCGGATGATTCCCGGCGCTCTCCGCGTCCTCCGCCCTCGCGCTCGGCCAGGCAGAAGAGCCGCCGGGCGCCGGTGGGGGCCCCCGACTTCTGCCGCCGTAAAGAGTCCCGCCGCGCACCTGTAACCCAGGCGTCGTAACTCGCACGCGACTTCAAAGAATCCGAGTCGAGCATGGGCGTCCACGTTTTCGAGGAAGACCCTCCCGGGCTGGCATTCCCGGATGATCCGGGCGACGTGCGGCCAGAGGTGGCGCGGGTCCTTTTCGGCCCGCTGTTTTCCGGCGCAACTGAACGGCTGGCACGGGTAGCCCGCGCAGAGGATATCGACCTTTCCCTTCCAGGGGCGGCCGTCGAACGTCTTAACGTCGCTCCAAATTGGCGCAGGACGGAGGGATCCGTCTTCAAAGCGCGCAACCAGCCTTTGCGCGACAGTGATTTCCCTTTCCACGTAGCAGACGGTTCTAACTTCGCCGCAAGCGAGTCGTAATCCGAGGTCGATGCCGCCGTATCCGGCGCAGAGGGAGAGGACGGTAGGTATATCCACACGGGTTCGGTTATGCGGCCTGGGCGGCTTGCGGCCCAGCCGGTTGCTGCGCCTGCGCCTGTTGCGCGGCCTGCTGCTGGTCAAATTGCTGCTGTTGCTGTTGCTGCTGCTGTTCGTGCTGTTGCTGGGCCTGCTGCATCTGCTGCGCCTGCTGGAACTCCCGCTCCTGCCCGGCGGCGTCGGCCGCGATGGTGAGGTTGGCGTGCTCCAACTCGGCGCGGAGATCGAGCGCGTGTTTGACCCCGGCGTGATCGAGTTGCGCGAGCTGCGTCATCTGCGCGCTCTTGGCCGTGGTCTCGGCCACCTGGAGCCGGGTCCGGTTGTTCTCGGTGTTCATCCGCTCCTTCGACTCGATATCGAGCATCTTGCCCTTGAGTAGCTGGAGCAATTGCTGGTTTTCGACCGTGAGCGCCTGGATCAACTGCTGCCCCTGCTGGAGCTGCGCCTGGATGGCCGGCGGGATGGCGTGCTCGTCCTCGTCCTGCAGGTTGGCCGGGAGCATCTTCTTCAGGCGCTTGGCGATCCGGTCGGCGCCGGGGAAATCGGAATTCTCGAAGTAGATGTCGGCGACGAGTTGCATCAACTGCGGGTTGCCCTGCGCCAGCGCCATCAGGGTGTCGCGCGTCTCCTGCCGCGCCGACGTATAGCTGGGCCCCTGCTCCACGGTGACGTCGTACTTGCCGACGTCGAGGCGATGGTGCTTGGTGCGGCCGTCCTGGTCGGTGAACGGGGCATTGACCCTGATTACCCGCTGTTTCTGGTCCTCCCCGATGATGCGGATTTCGCGGGCCGTATCGTACTTCTTGGGGATGAGGTCGAGGAGGATGCGTCCGGCGCGCTTGAGGGCGCGCGCCAGGTTGTCCATGAAATGAAAATTGGAAACGTCCCCCTGCTTCTGCAGCTTGCCCACGGCAACGCCGGAGAGGTCCTCCTTGACCGCGCCGAGCGAGGGGTCGAAGTATCCGGTCGAGGCCTTGATGTCGTCCGCAGCCGCCGCGGCACCGATCGAGAGGGCCTGCACCGGCGGGTCGAAGGTCCGCCATTGGGGCTCGGGCGCCAGCTTGTCCCCCACGGCCACGGCGTCATATTCGAGATAGGCCGCGTTGTCGCTGTTTGCGCGCTGCCAGTCCTTGCGTTTCGTTTTGAACTGGCCGACCGCCCCTACCCATTTCGGTTTGGGGGCTAAGGCGATGGTTTCGGCTTCCATCGTCTTGTAGAAGTTGAGGAGCTGCTGCGGATCGCGGGCGAACCGCGTCATCGAGAAGATGCGGCGCTCGCCCCGCACGATCATCTCGAGGCCGGTCACCATCACGATGGGGATGGTGGAGCCGTCCCACGGGGTCGGCTCCTCGAGCACCTGCGCGCCGTTGATGATGTACTGGGTTACCTGCGGGATCGAGACCGTGCGCTCCAGGATCTCGCCGTCCGGGCCGGTGGCCCAGTCCATCGCCTCGATATCGGCGTCGGTGAGGCCGTCCTTCTCCTTGAGGTCCTCCAGGTATTCACGGTGAAGGGTTCCGTCCTCTTCGCGGCGCATCCGGAGGGTCTTTTGGACTTCCTGGACCTCCCAATACTCCGCGACGAGCCGCGAGGTGGCGTCCATCCACCCCTCGTTTTCGAGGTCGGTGGCGAATTCGTCGGACAGGTCCGAGGCGTCGGGGCCGAAGCGCGCTTCAAAGGCGTCATTGGCGAAACGCTCGAGCACGAACCCCCACTTGGCATCGGAGCGGTCGGGCTTCCGCGCATAGCAATCGAGGTAGATCGAAAACGGATCGTCGACCGTGACCGTCTTGAGGTCCTGGTCGAAGCTCTCGTTGTCGGTGTACTCGGAGGTGTAGCGCCAGTAGCCGAAGCCGCAGCCGGCGGCGTAGAACAGGGCCGTGTCGTAGGCCTGCTCCGCGTCCGAGTCGTACTCGATATGGCGGATCAGCCCCTGCAGGACCTTGGCGGTGTCGGGGTCGCCTGCCGAGTCCACCGGGTTGACCCGGATGGCCGGCTTGTTCTGGCGCGCCTGGTTGCCGAGTTGGGTAACCGGAGGCAGGACTTTGTTGAAGACGAGGCACGGCCGCGGCGAGGGGCCGCGCTCGCGATCACGCTTCACCTTCTGGTCCCACTGCTGGCCGGCGAGAAACTCCAGGTCGATGAGCGCCTCCCGCCTGATTTCCTGCTCGGCGGCGACGGCCTGCTGATATCTTTTCCGGGCTCTCTCGAGGACTTGCCGGTACTTACTCTGGTTGAGCGGCATGGGGGAGGGGTTCGGGCTCGGCCGGCACAACAACGGGCGCGCACTCGTGCGCCTTGCCGGCTCCGCCCGCGGCGCCGCAGAACGGGCACTCGTCGGTCATCGGCCGGGGGGTAAATCTCAGGTACGGCCGCAGGCGATCAATCATGAGGCGGCGCGCTTCGGGCGCGGCTCCTTCGAGCAGGCGGTCGAGCATCTCCGGCGTGAAAATGGCGTTCGCCATCAGGGCGATGCGGCGGTCGTCGCGGCGCTCCTGGGGCGAGAGTTTGCGGGGGCGGGTGAAGCGGTGGCTCATGCGGCGGGGTCGAACGAGACCCATTGAGTCGTGATGAGGCCGCGGCCTACTGGGAACATTCGCAGGACTAAGCTGAAGTGGCGCGTCTCTTCCCGGTCCGTGGCGATGTTGTATGTGGTCATCCGCCGATGGATCGGCAGTCGCAGCACTAGCCGCCGCCAGACCTTGCGGCCGAAATGATGGTCGGAACGCCTCTCGGAGACGTAGGTGCACGGTGCGTATTTGGGTGTCATGGATTGGGGGCTATCTTCGGGGCCGCCTTACTCCATCTCGTCGAGGAACCCCGCCAGGGTCTCGGCCAGGGCGGCGACCGCGGCGCGGTCCAGGCGGCAGCACGGCACCAGTTCGTCGCCCCACTCGACCACCGAGGCGTGGCTGAGGATCAGGGCGACGGTTTGCACTCCGTCCTCGCCGTCCCCGCTGTCGAGCTGTACCTCGACCACGGGATTGTCGGGTTGCTCGTCGGTCATGCTGCTGGTCCGAGGTTCAGATCGCGCGTAATGGCGGGTGCCGGGTTCTTATCCGGCTCGCGCCATTCGGCGTTGCGGATGCGGTTCAGGTGAGTCAGCATCTTGCGTGGATCCGAGAACACGAACGGCACCGGCTTGGGGCCGTGCGTCATGTTGTGCTGCACCTGGAACCCGCCGCCGCCGAGTTTCTGGATATGAACGCTGGCGATCTTCGGCGCCGAGACCTTGATCGGCTTCGGCATGGGGATCACTACCTTGGGGACCTTCGGAACACCCGCTATTTTCATGACCGCATCCTGTCGAGACCCTGGACCTGCTTTCCCTTGTGCGCCGCGGCCACCAGCCGGATCAGCGCCGGCGAGGCCATCGGGGCGCGCTTCGGGTCCGGTCTCCAGAGATTGCAGCAGCCGCCCGGGTCGATCCGGCCGGCCGTGTCGCCCGGCGAGCGCCGGTTCACGCGCTCGCAATCGAGCTTTGAGATCGAAAAGTGTTCGCAACGCTTGCAGGAGAAGCCGCCGGGGTTCTCCATGTAGCCGAGCTGGCCTTTATTGAACAGGCCGAGCCACGGGACGGCGATCCGCGATTCCCCGTGGGCGAAGTAGTTGCAGCTTCCGGCGTTCGCCGAGACGGGCGCAGAGCGGCCGTACCACGCGCACCCGAGCCTGCCATTGGGGAGCGCCTTCGTCATGGTGCATTCGCCGCAGCGATATTCCACGCCGGGCCGGTACTGGTAGCCGGCCTCCGCCTTCGAGATCTTCATTGTTCAGTCGGCGCGCATCCTGGCGAGTCCCTGGAGCTTTGCGCGGTGCTTGCGCTCCATGGCTTCGCCTTCGGCGGTGACCTGGTTCCCGTGCATGGCGCCGATTTTGTTGAGCGTCCCGTACACCGCGTGATCGAGGGCGCGGCCTTTCTTGCCCTTCGCGCGGTACTCCCGGCGTAGCTTATCTTCGAGAAAATTGGGCATGGCTCATCGGCACCCCACCAGCGCATTAGGCAGCGGAAACAGGCATGGCGTTGGCCCGGGAATCGTGGACAGATTCGTAGGCTCGGATGGATTCCAGCTATACGGCGCGTTGCCGCTGATGCCAGGAATGCGGAAGGTTAAAGCGTAGTTCCGCATCGAGTCGCCGTTCCAGTTGTTCCCGGCCGAGTCCCCGACATTGCCGCGAGGTCCATTTTGCGGACCGGCATAGCCGATGCCGCTGTCCAGTTTCCAGTCGGAATAGCTGGTCCCGGTTGAGCCGTAAGCGGCCGTAATGTTCAAGCTGACGCTGGTACCGCCCCCATAGCTGGTAACGGTGCCGGTCATGTAGTTGGCCGGGTTCGCGGTCGAGTAGCAGTAGATGTAATCGCCAGCCCCGAAGCCGGAACTGGCGTTCGGGATCGCGAAGGTTTGGGAGCCTGTCTGGTCTGGATTGTTGGAGGTGGCACTTGCGGCGGCGCAAACGCCCGTCGAACAGTGGCCGCTTGGCGACGTCCATGCATAGCGCAACTCAAAGGTTTCGGTTGCGGCCGGCGTCCCCGACAGCGTAATTCGGACCGTATCGTTGGTTGCCCCCTTTAGGGCCACCGATGAAATGGTGAAGCCGCCTGCGCCGGTGTCCGTCAACTCGAAACCATAGTTGCCGTCCGGCAGCGCGGCCACATTGGTCGTATCGAGCACGAGCGGCAGCGTTGGTACCCAAAACTGCACGTCGATGTACTGGCCCGTGACCGTAATGGAACGCGGCGCAAACGGCTTCCAGCCCAGGTGCTGATACGTGACTCGCGCCAGAGCGGCGCCCTCGATGGCGCCTTGCTGCCGATATCCCACGGCCGTCTTGTGTACGCCATCAGGCCCATAGGCATAGGGGTAGTCAGGTCCAAAGCAGAAAATTGTCCCGTCCGAATAATGGTCAAGACACGCCTGAAACTGACCTACCGGAACACCATCCCCGCTGGTTGACGCTGTTGGCGTGCTACGGACGGAGCCGCCCAGTGAGGCAGAAGCCCAGGACGACTTCTGCCAGATGAACAACGGCACCAGCCCGGTCTGACTCAGAACCGAGTTAAGCGAGGTCTGGTAGTCGGACTGAAGCTGAACCATGTCGGCCTCATAGGTCGAGTAGGTGGTCGAGCCGTTCATTTCGCTTTCGCCCTGGTTATAGGAGACGGCCGGCGTGTAGAACTTCTTGCCCAGGCCGGTGGCAATCTGTTGGGCGCCCCACGCGCCCGAACTCGTTATGCCATCGTTCGGAGTTAGGTTGCCCACGGCGTCGTTAAATTCACAGTTCGGCGAACCCGGCGTGCCGCCTGTGCAACTGGTGGCGCCCTTTTTCAGGATCGCGTAGGACGCTCCCGGCCATCCGTAATCGTCGGTCGCGCAAACCCGACCCGTTGCCGTGTTGTATTGGTTGCACATCGAAGTCGCCGGGCTTTCCAGCGACGGGGGTGTGAGGCCGTTCCAGGTCTTGGGGACCAATGTGGTGAACGACGTATTCCCCCACGGATACAGGCCGTTGGAGGGATACATCATGAGACTGCCGTAAGCCGATCCCGACGTGCAGTTTGCATACCCGGTCGAGCTACAGTAGCCCGCCCAGCCCACGGACAGCGATTGCCCGTACCGGACAATCCAGATGATGTAATTGCCGGCGGCGTGGGCGACACCGATCCATGCGAAGGCCAACAGAAGAAAACAGAGGGCGTAGTACGCAAAAGTGCGCTTCACTGGATCACCAAGTCCACCACGACGACCACGTTGGCGTTAGTCGTGTAAGTGCCCGGCAGAAGCCCAATGTCCAGGGTTTGGCCTGCGGTCACGGCCTGATTGAGCCCAGACACATAGCCTTGCACTTCGGCGCTACCCGGCATGTTGCCGGTAAACAGATTCACCAGCGTCCCGTTGCCGCAGTTTCCGGTGTTCCCTGCCACGCAAATTGCAATTTGCGTGTTCCCCCCGGGCGAGGTTGAACCGGCGCTATTGAGCAGATTATAAGTAGCGGCCTTGATCGTCCCTGTCTTCGGCGAAACGATGGAATAGGTACTGCCGTTGCTCCCCGTGGACGCGCTATTCGGGTACATGGCGGCAAAAACGTAGGTAGACGTGTTGCTGGCCAGCGTAGAGTTGTGCAGATCCATGTGAACAACGGTCTGGCCCGTGCCGCCGCTCTGCTGCGTCCATGCGTTAGCGGAGCCGCATTCGTAGATGTTTTGGCCCGCGGTGGCGTCGGTAGCAAAGTAAAGCTGACCCTGTGTACAAGTTCCCGGCATGGCGGCAGTAGTCCCCTTTTGGACCGGGAGTGTCGTTGCCGCGCTCATGTCCTGCGTGGTGCCGGAGCTGTAGGTGTTGCTTGTGGTAGTGCTGACGTTGCCCGTGCCGGCCGGTCCCTGCGGGCCTGTCGCGCCCGTCGCGCCAACTGGCCCCATACTGCCGGTCGAAATCGAGCACGTCCCCGAAGTAGAGGCGCTGAACGTGATGGTGGTGACGTTGGCGCTCGTCGCCACGACAGACGAAACCGAAGTAGACGCGCCCGAGGAGCCCAGCTCATTCCCCGAGGTGTCATAGCAGGCGACCCACGGCTGGCTCGTCCCGAGGTTGTGAGTGGCGGCCAGAGTCGTACCGGACGCGAAGGTGCATCCTGTCGTCCCGGTTCCCCCGGTGATGGAGCACGTCGCCGGCGCGGTAAAAGAAACCGTCGCGGGAGTACTCCCGGTCCCGCCGCCGCCGCTGCCCCCGGTGACGACGGGCGGGGCTACTGGCACCTGAGCGAGTGCAACGCTCGCGAGGCACGTACCCAACACCAGGGCGCGAATCATTTCTCCCTCCAGACCAGGGTGATGTTTGCGGTTCCCGTGATCGAGGAAATCGTCACGGTGTAATTGGCTCCTGTCCCGGCTCCCGCTCCGAAAGACAGCTTGGAGAGGTCCAGGTTGATCGTGTTCGGCGCCGAAGCGAGGTGGGTGATGCCGCCGATCGCCGTCCCCGCCCCTACGTTCGATGCGGTCCAGACCGTGGCACTCGCCGGAGGACCTCCGGGCGGCAGCGCGGCCGCCGTGCCGGCGGTTGCGGTCGCGGCCGAGCCGTTGACCGATTGCGTGATGTTGCAGGTGACCGAGCAGTAGACCACGGCGGTTTCGAGCTGCAGGAGTTTCCCCCCACTCGCCGGCTGCTGGATCGTGAAGCTGGTCCCGGCGGCGGTGAGGTTGACGTCGCCAGTTGTGGCCGAGTAGCGATACTGCGCCAGCGCGCAGGCGGGCAGAAGACAGAGCAGCAGAGCGATGCTGCGAAGCGGGAATTTCATAGGGAGGGGGACCTTTGGAAACCTAACGGCGGATCTTTGGCAACTTACGGGCGAACCTTTGGCAACTCAGGGCGCAACAGCGCCCGGGTCAGCCGGGCGAAAATGCCGCGCGGGCGGCGCGGGGCCGCAATCGCTACCGGCTCGACCTTCGCCGGTGAGTACTTCCGTTCAAACACCTCGCGCGGATTGAGGTAGGTATAGCCGTCCGCCTGGATGACCACGTAATCGCCCGGCTTCGGCTGGATCCGCGCGAGCATCCCCGGCGTAGCCAGGAAGGTCCGATCGTTCTCCGTAACGATCAGAACGTGATCGTCATGGGCGGGTTGCCCCACTCTCGCGATGCGGAAGGCTTCGACCTCGATAGGCTTGGCGCGATACTTCATTCGGCTTCGGCGGCCCCCTCGCGGGAAATGACCTCGAGAGACGCGACCGCCGGATGCCGATCGAGCGCGCCCAGGACCTTCTCGGCATGGCCGGCATAGCGCACCCGGAAGCGCACGGTTATCACCTCGTGGGATGTTTTTCGCAGGATGTATCCGTCCATCGGCGCGTCGTACAGGACCTCCCAGCCGGGCCGCACCCGGACCACCAGGCCGCAGCCCGCGCCGCCCGACCCGAGGAGCTGGTTGTTGCCCCAGAGGATGTATTCGTGGTCCTTGGCGTGGGCGGCCCCGTAGCGCACCGCCTCGAGACCTTCCGGGATTCCGGGGATCTCCGGGGCGGCGGGCGCCGGTGGGACGCATCCGGGCTTGCCGCAGTTGGGGGTACGGATCTCAGGCGTGCACCAGCACATTTATGCCGTCGCCTCCACCTTCGCCAGCGCAAACTGCTCCTCGTTGAACAGGAGATAGCGTTCGCCATCGAGCATGAGGGCGCAGTCGCCGTTTACCTCGACGCCGTTGCGGCTCGTCGGCCGGCGCGGCACCAGGATTACGTCTCCCGGCGCGGTGTGCATCGGCACCCGGCTCTCGCCGGTCTGCTCCCACTCCCGCGAGCCGCACGCGCCGCACTCCCCGAACCCCGAGTTGCGGCGGTTCAGCAGAAACCGCTTTTCGGCGCCGCAGCTCCGGCACTTCCCGTGAATCAGCCGGTCGCCGGGCCCGACCGCCACTACCTCGGCCAGAAAGGTATCCCCGGAATCGCCCGGCCGGTCCGCCCGAATGGCATCGCAGCGCGGCAGGAACAGTACCGCGGAATAGGTATCGAGCGGCTTTGCCAGAATCATGTCGTCGAGCAGCCGCAGGCGTTCGATGGTCTTACTCATTTACTCATTCGCTCCCCTTGCTTTGGTTGTTCTTGGCGCCGCCACGCGCGAGGCGTACCGGCTATCCCGGAAGTAGCCGCCGTGGGCGGCGTCCTGGGGCCGCGTGATGGACTCGCGGCGCAGGTGTGGCGGCAGGGCGTTCGCCGCCTCGGCGCCGGCGAGGCGCGGCGGGGCGGCCTGGATCCGCTCGCCCAGGCGGAGCCCATAGTCCGGGTCGTTCTGCAAATCGCAGGCGTCGGCGGCGGCATCGAGCGACCGATAGAGCGCGCGCAGCGCCTTGGTGTCGGCGATCGCCTTCACGCGGCCATCGAAGACAGCGAGTGCAGCCGGGCCGGGTTCAGCTTCATCCCCGGATACAGGCGGTGGACCTTGGCGCGGATCCGCTTCGCTACGGGCTTGCCCGAGGAGCGCGCGAGCGCGTCCTTGGCGTGCTCCTCATCTTCCAGCGGATAGCTGCCGGAACCGGGCGCTTTTTCCGGGATGCCGAACAGCTTTTTGGGGATTCTCTTGCGCTCCTCGGCGGTGAGCTTCGCCATGGCTATTCCTCTTCGCCTTCGCCTTCGCCTTCGTCCTCGTCGTCGTCCATGTCGTCGTCGTCGCCGGCGCCGGGCTTGATGCCGTAGCTCTTCGCCACATGGTCGAGCATGTCCTGGCCGTCCTCGTGGGGCGTGCCGTTGCCGTCCTCGCGGAAGTCCGGGAGGTAGCGGCCGGCCTTGTCCGCCGCGGCCTGCTCGGCGGGAGCCGGCTTGCGGAAGGTGCGGGTGATGAAGGCCTGCCCGCCGGCGCTGTTCTTGGCCGGGTGGATCTCCATGTGGTGAATCTCGCCCTTCGCGGTGTTGCGCAGCCCGGCGAGGGGCTTGGTCTTGGGAGGTGCTGCTTTCTTTTGCATCGGGTTTACTTGCCTGCGGTCTGGCGCGCTCGCTCTAGCCGCGCATCCAGCCGGAACTGCCGTACATCGAGCCGGCGAACTCGTCCATCTCGTCGTCGTCGTCGCCACCCTCGGGTTCGGGCGGCGCTACCGGCTGCGCGAAGGTGAGGGCCAGGGCGTCGGCGTCGTCGGGGCTCGCGATGCCGCGCTCCTTCATGTCTTCCTTGGACTCGATCACCAGCTTGGAAGACTGGTTGATGTGGTAGCCCGGCCCGGTGAGCTGCAGCGCCAGGTCCTCCTCGTCGGGAATCGCGCCGCGGAGCAGCCAGTCCTTCATCTGCGCCCACATATAGGCGCGCCAGTTGAATTGGTGGGGGTCCGGGCTCCGGCCCCCGAAATTCACTTCAAAAACATTGTTGAACCCCAGCGCCTTCAGCCGTTCGTAGATGGCCGCGCCGAATGCCGAGTCGATGAACAGGGCCGCGATCTTGCGGCCCGGCCGCTGGTCCCGCAGCAGTTCCGCCGCGACTCCGACCAATACGCTGCGGTCGCGTCCCTGCTCGCCGGTAATCCGCACCGGCGCGATCGAGCGGGCATCCAGGCCGCGGCGAAATCGGATCACGTTCCACGCCGCTCCCCCGCCCGACACGTCGAAGCCCGCGATCAGGGGCTCGTCCTTCAGGGCTTGGGCTGCGCGCTTGCGGGCGTCGTTCACCCGGCCGTTGTCGATAAACTGGAGCTCGTCGGCCAGGGGCGGCTGGCCGAGCACCCGAACCCGCACGAAATCGCTGTCGATCCCGTACTGCTGGATCCACTTCTCGATCAGCGGCTTGTTCGCAAACCGCGAAGTGCGGGAGTCGACGGAGTGCCGGATCCAGTCGTCTTTCTCCGAGCCGAAGCAGACGCGGTGAAAAGCGCCCGAGTTGCGCACCGGCTGGCCCCAGGCGAACCACATGGGCTCCCCGTCCGTGAGACCGCCCTTGGCCGTCTCCCAGATCGCATCCGGGACTTCGGAGGCCTCGTCGAAGAGGTACCAGCTCGTCGAATTCTTGGCGTGCTGGCCGGCGAAGGACTGCGCATTCTCGGCCTTGCAGGTCTGCGCCAGGATCTTCCAGGTTTCGGGGTCGGTCTTCGCCTTGATCGAATCCGCCCCGATATCGAACCAGCCTCTCACCATCAGGAGCTTCGTCCATCGCCGGATGGCGGCCCAGGTGCGGCTCTCGAGCTGGGTGTAGGTGCCGGCCGTGACGGTGCCGATCGAATAACGCCGGGTCGAGAGGATCCAATTTGCGATCCACGCGCCCATCGAAGACTTGCCGGTGCCGTGGCCGGAATTTTCGGCCAACTGGATCGGCATTACGGGGTCGCGGCCGTTGAACCCACGTTTCCGGACTTCCTCGCCGAGATCCCGGAGAAATCGCGCCTGGTTGTCGTCGGGCCCGGTCTCGTGCTCCAGCTCGCCGGGCTCGCCCCACGGGTACGCCCAAATCACGAACCGCAGGGGATCGTCGTAGAACCGCCGGCGGATGAACTGGTAATCGTCCTCGCTGAACCGGACTTCAGGCGCTTGGCTTCTTTTCGCTTGCATCGAACTCGGCGAGCCGTTTCTCGGCGGCTTCGAGCCTGCGCCCGAGGATTACGGAAAGGTTGATCGTCTGCGTCTGCTGCGGCGCCTTCCACTGCCCGCGCTCGATGGCGGCCTGCTGCAGGATGGCCCGCATCTCGGCCGACGTCGCGTTGTCGATCGCGTATTCCGGCACGGGCTCCGATACCCGGTTGCCCCGCTCGTCGACGCGGGTCTCCATTTTGTACGTGACCGTGACGAGGCCGGAATCGCCGCCCGGGACGGCCGCCATACCCTCGCTGTCGCCGCGCTTCTCGATCGCGCGCTTCAGCCGCAGGTAGTGGTCCTGCAGCTCGCGCATGCGCCAGTCCGGATCCGCCACTCCTTCGGTCCGCGCATCGCGCCTCCAGTCCTCGGCGTACTCCTGGACCTTCTTTTGAAAGGCCGGATCCGCTTTCCACCGCCGGAGGGTGCGGTCCGTGACCCCGATCTTGGCCGCGATCGCCTCGGAGGTGTCGCGGGCCTCGGCCAGCAGGCGGGCTGCGTACACCTGCTGCTCGGTGAGCTGCTCGGAGGGCGGCACCGGGGGAGCCGGCGTGTTCGATTCGCTCACGGGAGCCGGGATCTATGGCAGAACGGGCAACTGCGGTCCTCGCTCGCCCGCCATTGGGCGCGCGTCGAGGTCACTCCGCAGCGGAAGCAGACGATCAGGTCCGCGTCCTCGCCTTCGGGCTGGTCGGAGTCGCCGCCGTACAGCACCGCCAGGCAGCCGACCTGTACCCATTCGGGGGCGGCCAGGTCGACCAGGAGGCGCAGCCGCGCGCGCGCCTCGCGAACTGAATGAGTGAGCGGCGGAGCCTTTACTTCGGGCGTCGTCATCAGCCCTCGATCGACTCCGGTAGCCGGATGGCGAACGGATTTTCATGGGCGCCCGAGAGATTAACGGCAACCGCCGGTGCCGGGCGCTTGGGGCAGAAAACGGCGTGCTCGCCGCGGCCAAAGACGCAGGCCTCGCAGGCCGATCCGGTGTCGTTTTTATACGGTCTCGAAACGATTTCGTGCTTCATTTTTCCTTGAGCGCCATCCGTAGGGTGCTCCGCTTGACGCCGAGGTCGCGGGCGATCGCGTTCCAACTCCAGCCCTGCGCCCGCAGCTCGAGGGCGCGCCCGCGGGGAAAGATCTTGCGCGGGCGTCCGCAGGGGCGATCCTGCTTGGATTTGGAGCGGCGGTCCCGGCCCTCCCCGACCCTGCCGGCGGCGTAGTCGCGGCGGTACTGGTCAACGCCCGCCTGGACGCGCTCGATAATCAGGTCGCGCTCGAATTCCGCGAGCACCGCCAGAATGTGCATCAGCAGCTTCGCCATGGGACTGCGCTTATCGGTGTCGATCCCCTGCGTGGGGGCGATGAAGCGGATCCCGAGGCTATCGAGCTCCTGGACTTTTTCGACGAACTCGGCGAAGGAGCGGCCGAAACGGTCGATCTTCCAGACCGCCACCACGTCGAACTTGCGCAGCCGCGCATCCTCGAGCAGCCGCTTTTGCGCCGGGCGCCGTCCGCCCGCCTTGCCCGAGGCCTTCTCGACGTACTCGATGGTGTCCCAGCCGTGCCGGGCGGCCAGCGCGCGCAGCTCCTGAAGCTGCATCTCGCAGTGTTGATCCTTGGTCGAGACGCGGGCGTAGAGAGCGGCCGTCATTGGGCTGTTGCTGCTTCAATCACCCATCGGACCTTGGGGCCGACCGGATACCTCGCGGCCCGCGGCCGTTTGGGGCGGTTCCAGGGCCGGCCTTCGGTCATGCCGTCCGGACGCATGCCGATGGCGCACAGGCTGGATCCGCTTTCCTCGGGCATCGTATAGGTCACCATGCGGGTGTAGCCGAGCGCCCGCGCCGCGCGCCAGATCGCGCCGTAGAGCATCGAATTGGCGTTCTTGGCGCCGTCCGTGCAGGTGCGGCTGACTTCGATGGTGCGGCCGTCGCATAGCGCCTTCGCTACCGGATTGCCCGCGATCGCCACCCCGCGCAGACCGCCCCGCGGACCGCAGACGCCTACCGCAAAGCGATGCGCCTGCCGTCCTCCGTGGTGCCGGTGGTGGCGCTCGACGAAGCGGTTGGCGTCCTTGAGGGATACCGGGACCAGGCGCAGCGCCTGGGCCGGGCGGCTGGCGGAAGGACTCATGCGGCGCGCTTGGCCTCCGCGAATTTCGCAAGCCGCTCATGGGACATCGCGACGTACTCGGGGTTCAACTCGATCCCGACGTAGCGGCGTCCGTGCTCGAGCGCGACCAGGCCCGTGGTCGCCGCGCCGTTGAACGGATCCAGCACCACGTCGCCCGGCCGGCTTCCCGCGAGGAGGCAGGGCTCGACCAGCGCCGGCGGGAAGGTGGCGGAGTGGGCGCCCTTGAACGGCCGCGTATTGATGCTCCAGACCGTGCGGCGGTTGCGGCCGGAGCCGTCGTCCTCCCACGGAATGCCGGTTCCGAGGTGGTTATTGGGCCGCGTAGGCGTGTCCGTGCCGCGCCCGCGCTCGTACCGCGCTAGCGTGTCTGCTTTGAGCGGTTCCTTGACCGCCGCGTGGTCGTAGTAGTAGCGCCGGCTCTTGGTGAGCAGGAACAGATACTCATGGCTGCGCGTCGGCCGATCCGTAACCGACTCGGGCATCGGGTTGCCTTTCGACCAGATGATGTCGGAGCGCAGATACCACCCGTCCGCCTGGAGGGCGAATGCCACGCGCCACGGAATGCCAACCAGGTCCTTGGGCTTCAGTCCCTCGATCGGCATCCGGTTCGGCTGGAACGTCGGGATGCCGGCATGGGGATTCTTTGAGTCCGGGTGGGTTTTGCCGGCTTTGCCGCCGCCCGTCGCATAACAGTCGCCGAGGTTGAGCCAGAGCGTGCCGTCGTCCTTGAGTACTCGCCGCACTTCGCGGAAGACATCGACGAGCCGGGCGACATACTCCTCGGGGGTCTTTTCGAGCCCGAGCTGCCCGTCGACGCCGTAATTTCTCAACCCCCAGTAGGGGGGCGAGCTGATGCAGGTCTGCACGGATGTCCCGCGCATTCCTCGCAACCCGGCCAGGGCATCGCCCGTGAGAATCTCGTATCGCGACCTTCCCCTCATCTCTCCTGCTCGCATTTCTCTTCCAGCCGGCGAAACGCCTTCCGCACCTTCTCCCACCGCTTTTGATCGAAGATGCCGGCGTTCAGGGTCTCGGCAAAGCTGTTCCACTGCCTCGTGAAGTCCTGCCAGAGGGCGTAACCGGCATCGCTTTCGGGCGACTTCTGAGCAATCGCCGCGGCGGGGACGGCCGCCGAGAGCGCCATCGCCCGGAGAAGCCGGCGGCGGGTTTGGATGGAAAGGCTCATCGGCGGTTTGTTCGGCATACAACCTCGCGGCGCGGTATGCCAGCGCCTTGTCGGGCGGACTCGGGCTGCAGGGGAGAGCAGCCGGGTCGGCTCAATCAAGCTCATCGAACTGAAGTGTGGTCAGACGGTCCTCGTCGGGCACCCAATGCGCCGGGGTGCTGGGTAAGAGCGGGCTCCGGAGCGGCTCGCCGAGCGCGCTCCCTCGCGCGATGCTCGGCCGTGCGTAGTAGGCGCGCTCCGCCGCACCGTGGTTGGCGTCGAAGATTTCAGCCCATCGCGCGCAGTCGCACCGGCGGAGGCCACATGGACAGCCACCATCCAGAGCGGGCGCCAGAGCGGTTGCTGCCATAGTTATGCCGCGAGGCGGCGCTCCGCGATCGCTAGATATGCGGGCTCGCGCTCGATCGCGACAATTTCTTTCCAACCCGCGCGGCGGGCGCCCAGAACCTCGGAGCCCGACCCGGCGAACGGCACCAGCAGCCGGGCGTCGGGCGAGGGCGGCAGAATCAGGCGCGCCAGATACTCGCACAGCTTCACCGGCTTTACCGTGGGGTGCGTGTTGCCTTCGCCGCGCTCTTTCTTACTGGCCTTGGCGCAGTAGAAGAAGCGGCTTGCCCCGCCGGCGTCGTTTTTCCAACCTGGCGGGCATTGGTGGCCGTTGAACTTCCCCCAGGTGTTGCGTGTCTTGTCGGCATGCCGCCGATCCGGAAAGCCGCCGGAGTGCAGGGTGCCGGTCTGCGCGTCCAGCTCGGCCGCAGATTGGGGATCCAGGATGACGTTCGCCGGCCAGCGGCCGGAGTCGTGCCGCGCGCTGCGGTATTCCTGCCGGCCCGGCGAGTCAATGAACCCTGGTTTGCAGTTGCGGTTACTGCTGCCCCACACCCCGTTTCCCTTCGGCCCGGGGATGCGGCAGGTGTTGATTGCGAGCGGTCGCTTTTTGCCCGGCTTCCACGCCAGCGTAATCGGCTCCCATGCGGGTTTCAGGTTGCCGCCCTTGGGAAACCCCTGCCCGTAGAGCCAGCAGAGCGTATCGCCGATCAGGAAACCCGCGTCCTCTAGCGCGCAGGCCAGGCGGTGAAAGGTCCGCGGTCCGCCGAAGGCCAGCAGCGGCGCGCCGGGCTTGAGCACGCGGAGAACCTTGGCCCAAACCTCCGGGCCCGGTACGCGATCATCCCACCTCATGCCCATGAACCCGCCGGGACCGTTGCCGGCGCCGATCCGCGCACGCCCTGCCGGATGCCGCAGATTGATCGAACGAACCCCGCTGCCACCTTGCTTATTCGCCGTGAGGCCATACGGCGGATCGCAGAGGCAGGCATCAAATGATCCCGCCGGCATCGCGCGCAACGCCTCGGCCACCTCGCCCGCTACAATCCTGGTGCTCATCAATCACTCCCCCGGCCGAGCGACGATAGCGGCGACTGCGGATGGATCGCGCGCGGGCTGTAGTAATCCCGCATGGTCTCCCCGTGGTTGCGCTCGAAAATCTCGTCCCATTTCGCGCACTCGCATCGCTCCCGGCGCCCGCACCACTGGCACCGCGGCGCCGTCTTGTCCTCTTGCGTGGCGGCGCGCTCGTAGTTCGCGCGCCGGTGGCAGTTGCGGCAGATCCCGCAGGAACACCGGGGAACCTTCACCGGGGCCGTCGTCTCCGCTTTGGGCGATGGCGGCAGCTCCGGCGCTGCGCGCCCATAGCGGCAGCCGCCGGCTTTTCGTTGGCCTCCGCCGGAGCGGCCGGTGCGGTCTCGCGGGCCGCGCTCGCCAGGCTCACGGCCACGGGCAGCAGGTAGCGCCGCGCAAACTGGTCCAGTTCGAGCCCGAGCTCGGCGACCGGCAATTGAAAGTCGACGTAGATCGGACTCTTGCGCCCCACCGGGAAGATGACTGCCGCGAACGCCACCAGGTCGTTCTTTTCCCCGGCGCCGTAGACCCATTCGAGGTGGAGCGCCGCCTTCTTCGCGTGGTCGATCGCGCTGGCGTAGCCGCCGATTTCGAGGTCGCGTTCGCCGGTGCCGGGGCTGTACATCTCGGGCGTCCGGCCGCCGTCCTTCTCGAATTCCGCCTCGAGGAGCCGCAGACACTCGAATGCGATGTGCGCGCCTTTCAGCATCCGTTGAAAAGGTTCTCCATGCGCCCCACCGAGGGGTGCGCGCCGCGGCGCTGGGTGAAGTTCAGGAGGCTCGAGGATTTCTCGGCGCACCGCTCGGCGGCTTCGCGGATCTCAAACAGAAGGGGCCGGTTGGGGGCGTCCGCCGGAAGGGCGCCGATATAACGATCGATTCCGGTGAGGATGATGGTGAGCTCGTCGTTGAAGTCTTTCGCGCCGGCGGAGGCCACCGCGTTGATCCAGTCCGCCTGACTGCTCATTACTTCTTGAGGCCCGCGGACACCATGAACATCGTTCCGATGGCCCCGCCCAGCAGGAGCACCAGCATCCCGAGACCCGTCATCATCATGGTTTTGAGCGAGTCCAGCTTGCCGTCCATCCTGACGATCGCCTCCTCGTTCTTGCCGATTTGCTCGTGCAGGTTTTCGATTTTCGCGCCGTGCTCCGCCACTCGGCTGGCGAGGGGATTTTCGGCGGAGATGGCGGTCGGGCTGGTCATGGCGCATTACCGGGGCGGCCCTACGCTGGGATAGCGGCGGGCAAGGAAGGTTCGGGGCGGAGATCTTTTACCAACGGCGTCGGCTCCGGCTCGTGGGGGCAACCGTCGTCGGCCATGCGGTCGAGTTCGTGTTCTTGCTGAGGGCTGTCTTCGGCCACGCGATTTGCTGCCGCTGGGAACGCGGTTACTGGTTGACGCAACTGCCCGAGACCGCGGCGTTGACTACCCGCTGGATGTCGACGAGGCCGAACGTGGATCCACTGCTGAGGCTCTTCAGGCTACCGACACCGCTGACTACCTGGGACACTGCCGCCACTACGTCGAGCGCGTTGGTTGCGCCGTCGCCGTTCAGATCGCAGGGGGAGAGCAGGGGGATGTTGACCGCCGGGCCCGCGGCCGTGGCGACGGCGCTTCCGGCGAGTGACGCCGATAGGGTGTTGGTCAAGGTGAACGAGGGGCCCGTGGTGTTGGCTGAGGTGAACGGGCTGATGGGCGCTACCGGCACCGCGACGGTGGCCACCACGCCGTCCGCCAGGGTGTTGCTGTTGACGCCGTAGAGGACGCAGGTGGTCGTCTGCTGCGCGTTGGCGCCACACTGCACGGTTTTCTGGGCGGCCGTCGCCGCCGGTCCGGCGGTGACCGTGGCGCCGGACGGAACGGTGAAACTCCACTCCGACGCCGCGATGTTCTGGCCGGCCGAGCCGGCGAGGTTGATGCTGACGGTAGCGGTCTGCCCCGGCCGCGTGGCCGGCGCGGATACGCCGAGGCTGGGCCCGCTCTGCGCGATCGCGAGCGAGGCCAGCAAGAGGGTCATCAGGAGGATTCTCTTCATGCTGCTTTGTTTCTCAGGCTTTCGTGGTGAACCCACAGCGCCACCGCCACCCGGTTCGGAAGCTCCAGCTTCGTCATGACGGCGTGCATGTACTGTTTGACCGTCCCGGGGGTGAGGTGCAGGCGACTACCGATTTCCTTGTTTTGCAGGCCCTGCCCCACCAGGAGCGCGACCTGCCGCTGGCGGCTGGTAAGCTCTCTCGATGGAGGACGGTGCTTCTTCAGCGCCGGGCCCTTGCAGTCCGGGCAGACCCGGGCGCTCTCGGTGCGAAACTCCCTCCCGCAACGGCTGCAGGTGCGGGCTTCCAGCACGGCCGGGAAATTCTGACTCATGGCCCGGGGTTACAGGTTTTGCGGGTCGAAACCCAGGCCGCGAATCCGCATGTTCAGCCGCGCCGCGCGGTTGAGCAGCTCGTCGCGCTCGAGCGCCATGCCTTCGGCCGAAATGCGCCGCGCGTCGTCGGAGGCGTCTTTTTCCCGCTCCAGGCGAGCGTTGATCCCCATCAGTTCCGCGCGTTGAGCGGCGAGGATAATGGCGTCCTTGGAAAGGCGTTCAAAGCCTTCCGTCAGGGCGCGGTTGCGCTGCTCGACGCCGGCGAGCGACTGCTTCAGTTGGCCGTTTTCGGCCGCGAGGTCGCGGTTTTCCTTCTGGATCCGCTGCTGCGTTCGTTTGCTGAAAATGCTCGTCATGAACTCCCCTTTTCAGATTTCGAGCGTCGAGTGGATGGCCTCGACCGCTTCCCGAATGACTTCCACCCTGGCCTGCAGCCGCGTGAGGCGCACTCCCATGGGCGACACTGCCGGGCCTGGCGCGGTCTTCTCGCCGGTGTTCGGCTGCGGGTTCGCCCGCACTACCTCGAGGCGGCTCCCCAGCCTTTCAACGGCTTCCCCAAGGGCGTCGATCTCCTTCTCTACGCGCTCGGCGATCTCGGGAATTTCGAGCGTCCGCTTCGGGTGTTGCAAGTGGATGGGCTCGCCGGCCGGGAAAGTGGTTTTGAGAATCCGGCGCGGATCGTTCACGATGCCCACTTCCTGCTCGGGTGCCGTGTTGTGCTTGGCGGCTTCGGCCCGCTGCCATTCCTCTTGTGCGCGCTTATATTCTCGAAAGTCAGTCATCACGCTGCTTTTCTCCCCTGAAACTCCGGCCGCGCCGGCGCCGACATCGCCGGCATCATGACTTTCACTGGCTCCCTCGCGATGGGCTCTAACATCGCCACGTCCACCTCGGCCGAAATCGACCGCCGCAGCATGGTGACGCTGACGATCACCCGCGCGGAATTCTTCGCGTACACAACGAAACCTTCGAGGCCCGCGAGCGGCCCGCGCACGACTCGCACTCGATCGCCGGCGCTGACAAAAGCGCAGGACTCGACCGCCTTTACCAGGGGTGTGTTTACGATCCGGCGGACCGCCGCGACCTCGAACTCGGAAAGGGCGACCGGAGACCGCCCGCACCCTACGATGCTTACCACTTGCGGAATCTCGATCACCGGCCGCGCATGAAGCAGCTCAAACCTTGCGAAGCAGTAGCCCGGGAAAAACTTGCGTTCGATGGTGCGGGCTCCGCCCTTGCGCGAGGGGTCCTTGCGCTCCTCTACCAGGTGCGGATAGAAGGCATCGATTCCCTCCCGGCCGAGTTTGTCGACCACGAGGCGTTCCTGGGCGGAGCGGCAGTGTAGGGCGTACCAATCCATCGGCGGATGGCCTTCGGCCCCTGGATGCGGAAGCCCGCATCATCGAAACAGGGGCACACCGGCCAAACCACCAGCCGGAAAAACGGAACCGTTCAGGCGGCCTGGGCCGCGGTCGCCTTCACGACGGCGCTGATATCGCGCGCGCCGCTCAGGGACTCCTTCACAAAAGCCTGCTGTTCGGCTGCCGGCACATGCTCATCGAGCAGCTTGAACGTGTATTTCAACTTCGCCTTCAGCGTCTCCAGGCCGAGGGCCTTCTCGAGCGCCGCAAATGCCTGCTGTGGGCTGACGACTTCCCGCTTTTTCTCGCAGGCCGTCAGATCCACCCAATACTCGTTACCCTCGGCCCGGATCGGGGCCTTCGGGTCGGAATCCTTGTAGTGCGCCCTGATCTCGCCCTTGAGCCTGTCCAGCTCGTCGAGCCAGGGCTTGTTCCGCGCGTACTCCGCCAGCAGATATCCGCAGCGGTCCAGCTTCCGCCGGAAATCCGCCTCGGCATCGGCCGGCACCGCCGGTTTCGGTTGCCCGAGCGGGACTGCGGGGGCCGGCTGATGTCTCTTCAATTTCCCCATCGCCGCCTATGCCGCCGCGTCCGGGGTGAGCCACCCCAACACCAGAGTCTCGAGGTCCTTCACGCGGCGCCGCAGCGCCTGGAACTCCTCGGCGATGCGCTCCTCGCGGGTCGGCTGCTGCTGCGGCCTTGCGCCCTTCACCAGAATCAGCCGTCGGTTCATGATCGGTACAGGACGATGGTAATGTCTGATCTGGTACATTTCAACGCTACAATGGGCTAGGTTTTCCTGGTATAGGAGCAGGAAAACCTGGTACTTCGGCCAGTTTTCCGGAGGAAGACAAGGAATTCGGGCCCATGAAATCGTCGTCGTCGTCCCCCGCCCGGCGGATGGAGCCAGTGTGGTTCTCACGCCGCGAACGCGAAGTATTATCCCTGCTCTGCCGCGGCTGGTCGAATAAGCAGATCGCCGCCAGGATCGAGATCTCGGTCGGCGGGGTCCGCTTCCACCTCACCACGTTGCTCCGCAAGCTCCGTCTCCAGGACCGCACCGAGATGATCCTCTGGTGCCTCCAGCATCCCGAGGACGTCAGCCGCGGGCGCACCGAGGACCCACGCCTCCACCCGGTCGGCTGCGCGTGCGGGGGCGCCTGTTGTTCGGCGATGCAGTTGATCGGCAAGGCCGCATAGCCGGCCGGTTGGCAGGCTGGCAACTCCGCCGGAGTGCGTGTATATCCTCCAGCCAACCAGCCAGCCGCGCATGAGCTAACGCCCTAAAGAAAGTAAACCCGTAAGGCGCGCGAAACGGCCGATTGGCGTCGGTTTCGGGGGCGCCGGTGCAGAACTCCAGGACTCGGGCATGCAGACCTCCAGGTCTGCGTGAATGCAGACCTCCAGGTCTCGGCTATGCAGACCTCCAGGTCTGCATCGATGCAGAACTACAGGACACAGGGAAGAGAAAGGAAAGAGAACGGAATCTGACTTATGCAGGCAAATAACTAAAAAAAAAGGTTGACGTTGGTACGAGGCAGTACGCATTATGTGGGAGATGGCTGCTAACAAGAGCCCCGAAAAGGGGGGCCTCGCCCGCTGGGAGGGGTCGACGCCGGACGAGCGCACCGAAGAGATGAGCCGGGTTGCGAACAGGGGATGGACGAAGGCGCGCCGCAAGGAACGCTCCGACCTGATGAAGAGGTTTTGGGCTGGAGTGTCCGCGGAGCGGGCGGAACGCGCTGCTGCTGCTGCTGCTGCGGCGGCTGGTGGAAGCGCGCCGCCAGGCGCACGCCGAGCGCGTACATCCGCGGCTACTGCGGAACGCGACGAGGAGAGGGCTTCCTCCTGAGCGATGCCGTCAGAGCCCAATCATGGCGGCGGCGTTCACTTTGAAGATTTCGGTGCGCCGGTAGTATTTTCGGAGTGCCTCCATGCTTCGATGCCCCGTCTGCGAGGCGATGAGGAATTCGCCAACGCCTGCATTGGCGGCCGTGGTCACGAACCCGGCGCGCAGGCTGTGACTGCCGTAGCCGGTGGGATCGATGCCGACGCGGCGCAGCGATTCCCGCACTACCTTGGTCACGGCCTCGTCGCTCATCGGGTTCCGGTATCGGCCGCCGGTGACGGGCCGGAACAGCGGACCGGGATCCGGCCCCCGCACCTCGATCCATCGCTCGAGTGCGCGCACGGGGCAGGTCGCCGGATCGGAGCCGAAGGGCAGTCCAACCAGTCGCCCCTTTCCCGCGCGGTCCTGCTTTTCCCGCCGGATACTGAGGACGACGCCGGAGTCCGTGATCTCCACATCCTCGATTTGCAGCGACACGAGACTCGACCGGCGCAACGCCGACGCAAACCCTACCGCCAGGATGGCGCGGTTGCGGATCGCGATCGCGGTATCCTCGCCGGCGAGATCGCGGCACACCAACCGGAGCTGCTCGATTGTGAGCGCCTTCATCTGACGGGGCCGCTCGGCGCGGATGCGGCTGGCGGCGGTCATCAGCCGCCACGTCGAATCAGCCATGGGGCTCGCGAGGCCGGCGCGCTTGTGGTGAAACACCACGCTCGCCGCGCGGCGCCGCACCGTGCTGACCTTTTTCCCCTGCTCCAGTTGGTCCGTGAGCCAGAGCGAGATGGTTTCGTGCGAGGCGGGGAGCGGCGCGAGGTTATAGCGCCCGCACCACTCTTCAAAGATCCGCCAATCGTAGCGGTAACCTGCGAGCGTGTTGGGCGCGAAGGTACTTTCGCTAAGTCGGTCCCGTGCCGCGTACAGTTGCGGGAGAGGTGTCATCCCGAAACCTTATCGGCAATTTTGCGGGCGAGGTTAGCAGGGAATTTTGGTTGGGCTACAAATCAGGATTGTAGTACAACCCCGATCCGGAGCAATACCAGCTTCCAAGGCCTGGGCCAAGCGGACAGGGCACCCCCGGTGCCGGGAAAAGGCTCACTGAAGGTCTGCCATTAACATTCTTGGTCGGAGCGTTTTTGTTAGACCTTCTGCAAGCTGAACAATGACCACCGGGAGGTGTTACCTGCCCTCCAGTGTAAAGCCTTCCCAGTGGGTCATTCAAGTTAAAAAGACCTAGCCTTTTGGGGGAGGTGCTGTTTTGATTCAGTTACAGCGGGACACGAGACGCAGATACACACCCGGTACTCATACAACAATTCACCGATTCTTCTCCCTTTATTCCCTCCCTGTGGGCGGAGGCGTTCTATGAGCGCCCCCAGCCCGATTAGACCTCGAAAAAAGCACGGCGCGGCCACCGGCCGGAAGCCTTGGGTCAAACCGCCCGGCCAGCGGAAGAGCGGCGATCCCAAGGGTACCTACGCGCTGTTCAAGTGGGAGCAGGTATTTGAGGCGTTCCGGGAGAATGACTGGCGGGTGATCGGACTGGCGCTCCTGCCGGACCTGACCCGGATTTCCGCCTCGGCCGGCGTGATGTCCATCCTGGGATGGGTGGCGGCCCACACCACCGGAGGGGTTTACGGCCTGCGCGGGAGCCGCGTTCTCCTGCACAAGAAGGGCGGCCGGACCAAGTTCTCCTGCACCCTCACCACGGCGGATTTCCACAAGCTGTGCGGTCGCCGCTTTTCCCGGCGGTACATCCTCAAGGTCGTCTCCTACTGCCTGGAGCAGGGCTTTCTGCTCCAGCGGGGGGAGACCGGCGAGGCGAAATACCAGTACGCGCTCGACCTCGAGCGGATCCAAAACGCCCCCACCGCGGAGCCCGAACCGGGCGAAGATGAGGCGAAAAATGAGGGCCAAAATGCGAGTTTTCGGGCTTCGGACGGATCGCGCGACCTCCACGGTGGAGAAGGCACATCGGATCAATGGTTTACGGATGAAAACGGAGGCGGTGATGGAGCGAATGAAAAGCGAATGCTATGCAGAACTCCAGGACCGAAATCGAACCTGCTTTTGCCGGGCAACTGGCTCCGGCTGGGAAGCTCCATGGATGCCGCCGGCCACGAAGTAGCGGGCATCGATGTCCAGTCCGACCACCCCGTCAATGTTACCGCCTATCTGGACGCCAAGGGGGACATGAAAATCAGAATTTCGCTTCCCCCGGCCGAGGCCAAGGCGGAGCCCATCAGGGAAATCCCTGAGCAGGCGGCGCCGCAGGAATCCCCCGGGGAAGGGCCGAAACTACCCCCCACCCCGGCACCCGCTGATCCCGTCCCGGGCATGCGCCGGGACCAGTTACTCCTCGGGCTGGCCGACCGGAATCTGCGGGTCACCCCCGCCTACGCGGATAAGGTTCTGGCTGGGTATCTTCCGGATGCGTCCGTGGGGCACCTCCTCGCCACGGTGGACCAGGAGATAGCCAACGCCAAGGCCAAAGGCAAGACGTTCGTAACGAGCTGGCTCCCGCACACGGCCAGACAGGCGGCGGCCTCGTGGCCTACCGTGGCCGCGAGACCGCCGCAGGGTCGGGGCTATCAGCCGAGCGAGAGGGAGAAGCGCCTCGCCAACGAAGGCCGGCGGGCCAAGGGACTGCCGGAGAGGGACTATGAGACCTGACGAGCACCCCCTGACCCCGGAAGTCGCGGCGAGTGTGGTGGACGCGCTCGCCAGCTTCCGGTACTACCCGCAGAATCCTAAGTACGACTCGCTGATGCGGGATCTCATTGACGATATGTGCCCCTCGGCCGAGGCGGCGGTCTGGGTAGTCAAGCGGGCGTTTCGGCTGTGGAACGGCGAGTGGAAGGGGCCGCAGGAGCTGCGCGCGATCCTCTGCTCCAAGTACTCTCCCGCCGATGGCGAGACAGTCTACTCCCAGCTCAAGGAGTTTCGCGCCGGCATTCCGCCGGAGAATCCCGTGCCCGGGCCGGTGCGCGCCGCCCTCCCGCCAGGGCGGGCGTATAGCGCCGATCCGCAGATGGAGGTCGCTGCGGAGCAGATGGTGGGTGCCGTCGCGCGTAAAGTGCGCGAGTTGCCGGAACTCTCCGCGGAGGACGCCGAGCGGGCCCGCAAGTTCGGTGTGGCGCTGGAGGAGGTTCTGACTGCGCCCGAAGATCGGGAGCCGCTGCCCGCTCCCCGCAAGCCGCCCCGGCAGAGCCGATTCGTGCGGTTGAGCCATGACGAAGAACACGCTCCGCTGCCCCCGGGTTCCTACCGGCGCATCACGCAGGAGGATATAGACCGCGCCGTCCGCGAGCTGCGCGAGAAGAGAGGAGGCCCGCAGTGATTTCGGTGCCGCCGCAGAAGATGACGGTGCAGCAGCTCGAGAGCCGGGTCCGCTTCCACGAGTCGACGGCGGAGATGTTCGCGCGGGTAGGCGAGGAAAGGATGGCGGCGGAATTCCGCGAGCTGGCGGCGACGTACCGGCGCGAGTTGGGGCGCCGCGGGAACGAGGACTCCGCTGTTTTGGTTTCTCTCCGCTCTCCGGACGGAGACGACGCACCGCTGTAGGCGCGCTACAGCAGGCCAGATGCGGGGCCGGGCCGCATCCCCATCAGTTTCACCGGAGCAGATACCAAGGGCGTGATCGAAGTTGGGACCGCCGCTCTCACCCGTCGTGGGGCGGCGGTTCCCAGCGGGAGGCTTCGACAATGGCGACGAAGAAGAAAGGCGGGAGCGCAGAGCCCCGGGTCATCAAGACGGACCGGCACGGATTTGTCCGCTGCCGGGTTTGCGGCTGCACAGAGATAGATGCGTGCGCCAACGGTTGCGGGTGGGTGGACGAGGACCTCTGCATCACTTGTAACAATGCGGTGCTGGCGGTAGGGGACTGGATGGAGAATGCGCGCCGGCCGACGTGGGCGGGGCTGCGCCGCGAGGTGGACCGGCTGCTGCAGTTGGGCCGAGGCCGGGCGATGGCGGCGCGGAGCGGGGGCGGCCATGGCCGCGAGTAAGCTGGTCCCTGACGTCGATCCCCTCCTGGTTACGAAACAGGTATGGGTGGTCCAGGTCGCGCTCGACTTCGTGCGCCAGATCCATCCGCAAACCGTAGCGCGGATGCCGTGGTGGGATCGGGCGATGGCGCGGATCTGGATCGAGCGCGCAATCTCCTACTCGCCGGCTCCGGGCTCGGTGCCGGAGCTGGAGCCGCTGATCGCGGCGCTCGAAGTATTGGACGGGGCGGATCGGGGAGTAGCGGCGGAGGCGGGAAGTGCCCGCGGCTGAGAGAGTAATTTTATTACCCCGGCCGGGTAATAAAATTACCGCCGCCCGCCGCGGGCAGGCGTGCAAGGGGTCGATTTTAGACGGCGTGCATGGCTTGCACGGCCGCCGGAACAACCTTTTGCGCGGACCCGCGGAGCGCCGCCAGGTCCTCCGGGAAAATGCGCCAGCTCGACCCGGGGCGGGCGCGCTTCTCGCCGTCGCGCCGGATCGGGGCGTCCTGGATCGCCGGCAGTACCCCGGCGTGGATCATGCGCAGGATGGTCGCCGGGGCGAGCCCGCGCGCCGCGGCGGCCTCGTCGACCGTCAGCGCCTTGGTGAGCACCGGGCCATTGGCCGCGGGCTTGTGCGCGAGCAGGGCGGCGAGCGCCGCAGTAACCAGTTCGCCGGCGGGCATGCTCTGCAGGGCCTGCACGGGCTCGACGTTCGCGCCATGCTCGCCATGCCCGGCATGCTCGCCATCGCCGGCCTGCGCGGCGGCGGCCTCCTCGGGGTGGTCCCGCTCGTACTTCACGCGCTCGACGTCGCCCGCGTGGATGCGCTTCACCATCTGGTTGGTGCTGGAGTCTATCTCCAGCTTCGTGCGCAGTTTGCCGCGCTCTGCCATGGCGAGCACGCTGCGCGGTTTAATGCCGAGGATCTCGGCGGCGGCTTCCTTGCTGATGTATTCGACTTGAGTAGCTTCCACTGTTTTGGTCTCCGTGTGGTGCCGCTACACCTGCTGTGGTGTGCATGCACTCCTTGCAGACCTTACCATCGACACCCGCTGTTACTCCAGATAAATCGAGAGGAGAGATCGCAGTGACGTACACACGGCAGGGGGATCGCGTCACCCTCGAAATGTCGCGCGACGATTTTGACCGGCTGACTCTAATGCTCGGGTTTGCGCTGGGCGGCGCACTCCGAGACAGCGATCGCCGTCAGTTTTATGCCTGGCTTGCGTTTGTAAACGAGCTCAACGCGACGAACCCTGATTTCACGCCGTATGAGATCCCGGAAGAGTTTCGGTCCGCCCAACAACCGGAGGAGCGGCCGTAATGCTCGCCAGATTGCAGTACGCCGAGGGCGGCCCGTCGCTCGAAGTCAGTTTGGTCTACGTCTGGGACCGGGAGACCATGCTCCCGCGTCTGATGTCCAACTCAAACGGGGAGAAGGACGCCATGCGGAACGACGTATGGGCGCTGCTCGACCGCGAGCCCGCGGTTGATCGCGTGGTGCTGGTGCGGTCGGGCCTCACCGTATTCTTCCTGATGCGCCGGCGTGGCTCCTGGTTCGACGTCACGGGTAGAGCCGTGGTGATCCGCATGGCCCCGCGGAGCGAAGCCGCAGCCGGCGGCGCGGCGGCGCGAGCCAGGGAGGCGGTATGAAGGACCGCGAACCGATACCGTGTCGGTGCCGCCGATGCGGGTCTCGCCGGGTATTCCAGAGCGCAGTGTGGACGTGGCGCTGTGCCGCGTGTGGGGCGGCCAATTACCGTAGAAAGCTGCGGAAGTACGTATGAAGATCGCGGGCATGAAGTTCCTCACCGGCGCCCGGCTGCTGTGGCGCGAACTCGACTGGCGGAAGCAGCTCGTCATCGAAGCCCTCGCCGTCATGTGGGCCAACGTCGCGTGGGTCGATGGCCTACACCTCTGGCAGATGATCTCGAAGACCCGCGCGGCCGAGCTGGGCTTTTGCGGGGGCACGCTGGCCGGGCTGCTCCTCATGACCGCGTGGTATTGGCGCCGCCTGCGGCCTCGGATTCTCGCTGAACTGGTGGAGGCCTCATCAGGGCTGGCGAGCCGTGCAAGCCGTGCAGAATCGACACCATCGACGCCTTGCGCGGTCCGGCGGGGCGGTTTCGGGGCGAGGGGGCGGCGGGGGCGGTGAGCATCAACGATCAGATCCGGGAGCTCCGGGCGGCCGGCTTCCGCCCGGTGCGCCGTACCGTCTGGCTGGCGCCGTGGGGCGGCACCTTCCTTACCCCGCACGGGGCGTGGGATTCGATGCAGGCCAACCGGGAGCGCGCAGACCGTGCAAGGGCTGCAAAATCGACGGCATGCAAAGCCTGCGCGGCCGGGTCAACTTCCGATACGTTTCCATTATCGGAAGTCAGAAATGCCCCCCATCCCGGGAACCCTCCCGGTAACGTAGAGGAGAATCCGATATGCCGGTAGCGGCTACCTGGGCGCGCCGTATCGCGCAGATTCGCAAGGAGGTCGAGGCCTATTCCGTGGACCTTTCTCGCCGCGACGTGGAACGGATTTTCCGCGTGGGCGAGACGCAGGCGCTTGGGATCATGAGCGCGGCGGGAGGACGATTATCGGAAGTCCGCGGGAAGATACTGGTGTCCCCCGAATCGCTCCTGGCCTACCTGAAGTACGGGCGGGCGGGGCAGGAGGCGGAGCGCGAGGCGGCGCGGCAGCAAAAGGTCGCGCAGCAAGTCGCCGAGATGGATGCGCGCCACCAGGAGGAGCCCCCGCTACTGGTTACAACCGTTCCGCGGCCGGTTGCCCGCGAGATCGACCGCGGGGGCCTAGAGCACCCGCCTGCCGGCATTACGATCGAGCCGGGCCGGATCGAGATCCGGTTCGACGGGGCCGTCGACGCACTCGACAAACTGAAGCGGCTGGCACTCCTGATCGCGCTGCATGAGGCGGAATTTGCCAAGTGGGCGGATGAGCAAGCCGAAGCGGGAAAGAGGAGGGCAGGGTAAGGTGACTCCGGAACGCTCAGTTGCCTCGCGGGCTTCCTTTCGCGTGGCCCAGTTGGTCGCCGCGGCGTGGGAGGCCGCCAAGCGCGCGAGCGACCCGATCTCGGCAAGCGGCGTCTACCAGCACGAGCTCCTGCAGGCCTTCAACCAGTCCGAGGTGCGGGCTGGCTACTGGGATGCGCTGGTGGCGAACGAGTGGAACCTGATTCACTGCCCGGCAATCGAGGACGGCAGCCGATGGTGGGTCGTCAAAGTCGAAGCGACGGGAGAGGATCACATCGTCGGCCGCGGCAAGACCCCCGGGGAAGCGATGGATGCCGCTATGGCGAGGCCGGAATGGAGGCAGGAAGGATGACCGGCTACGCTTCCAATACCCGTACCCGCCGTAACCTTGACGCGCTCCGCCGCGCGAGTTGGCGAATTCTTTTGACGCCCGACAACCCGACCCCGCCGGATGATCTGCTCTTCGGCATCGACAACGGCGCATGGACGGCCCACCGCCAGAACCAGCCATTCGACGAGGCCGCGTTCGGCAGGCTTGTAGAGCGCCGCGGATCGTTCGCTGATTTTGTGGTGATACCCGACATCGTAGCGGGCGGGATGCGGAGTCTCGAATTCTCCGTCGCGTGGTTGCCTCGGCTGCGCGGCGTTCGCCGGCTGCTCCTACCCGTTCAGAACGGCATGAGCGTCGAGGAAGTTTCAGCGGTCCTTCGGGACTGGTCAGGCGTGGGGCTTTTCCTGGGTGGCGACACCGAATGGAAGCTCGCCACGATGTATCAGTGGGGGATGCTGGCCTGCGCGGCGCGCCGGTACTACCACATCGGGAGGGTCAACACGGCACGGCGGATCAGGCTTGCGGCTGAGGCCGGAGCAGATTCGTTTGACGGCACGAGCGCCACCATGTTTTCCTGCACGGTCCCGCTGCTTCAGGCTGCTAGATCGCAGCCGAGCCTATTGGTTCCGTCGATGGCTCTGGGAGCAGCCCCGGAATGGAGGCAGGAAGGATGAGCGCGATACCCGTGCTGCGCGACGAGCGCGAGATTCAACGTGCGCACGACATCCTGGAGGCAGTCGTCCGGGGCGAGGTGAACGTGTCCGTTGATGACGAGAGCCGTGCGCACATATTCGGCGCCCTGGACGTGCTGTGCTGGGTCCTGCACCATGACCACAACCACACCTTCCCCTCCAATCTGGCCCGAATCGAGCGCGCGATGGAGAGGGCCGGCTACGTGCTGCGGGAGCGACTCCAGTGACGGCGACCGAGCCCACTCCAGCACCGCGCAGCGTTTCCTTTATTCCGCAGTGGAGGATGGTGAAGCGCGGCCACGTATGGCATTGTCGGAACCTGCTGGATCAAACGCATGCCGTGGTGGGCTTCGTGCGCTTCAGCTACGACGGGTGGGACGGCTACGTGATGACGGGAAAGAAGTGGCCGGATGCCGAACGCTGGATCGATAACCGCGGCGGCCGTAAATTCTGGGAGGCGCGGCGGGCGGTCGAGCACGCGATCCGGAGAGAACGACAGGAGGAGGGGATCATTTGATGCCACGGAAGCCAGGGCCGCCGCTCGGCGGGGAGGTGAACCCGGAGCAGGGAGTGCTCGCGGAGGTGCGGGAGCATTGGTACAAGATAGCCGGCATCCTGCTCTACAAGCTGAACAAGGCGCAGGGGCGCGGCGTCTCTGAGGAGGTCGACATCACCATCGACGACCTGCAGCGGTTCGCGCGGCTGTTCGGCGATGAAATGCCGGCGGTGGTGTACTACCCGAGCGACGACGTGATCCGGCTGTGGCTGTTGCCGGAGTCCGAAGCGCGCAAGAAAGCGAGGCAGTGAGGTGAGCAACCCCAACATCCAGGTGGAAGTCACCGACATGCGGGAGATCCACTGTTTCCGGCTGGTCTTGAACGCCGCGGCCTCGGCCGATGATCCCGAGCGGCGCCCAATCGAGATCATGCTACGCGCCACCGACCTGGTGGACCTGATTCACAAATGCTCCGAGGCGCTCTGCGACTGGCAGGCGCAGACGTCCCGGTATTTGCTGGACAGGTATAGGCAGGTACTGACCAACGACGACAGGGCACCGGCAAACGCCCAGCCGAGTCCGTCGACGACGGGGGGACAGGACTGAGGTGCGCGCGCTCCTCCTCCATCTCGACGGCAAGCTGCCGAATCTCGCTTTGATGCGGATTGCCGCGCATCATCGCTCGCTTGGCGACGACGTGGAACTGCGGCGGCCCCAAAACCCCAGGATGATCGAGCGCGGGCTCTGGGATGCTCCGGACCGGGTATATGCAAGCCTAGTTTTCCGACGAACGATCCCCCTGGCGTTGCGGTTGAAAGAGGTTTACCCCGACGCGATTCTGGGCGGAACGGGTTGGGACCGGCGCGTCAGGCTGGAGCAAGTGGGTATCGAGACACCGAATCTCGACTACAGCGTTTATCCGGGCTATGCGCACTCGATCGGGTTTACGCAACGCGGGTGCCGGATGAGCTGCGAGTTCTGCGTTGTGCCGGCCAAAGAGGGAAGGCCACGCCCGGAAACATCAGTCCGGAAGATCTGGCGTGGAGAGCCGTGGCCGCGGCACCTTCTGTTGCTCGATAACGATTTCGGTGGCCTGCCTGGCTGGCGCGAGAACGCCCGTCAGATTATCGAGGGCGAGTTCAAGGTGTGCTTTTGCCAAGGCATCAACGCGCGGCTGCTAAATGAAGAACTGGCCGAGGCGCTGGGCGCGATGAAATGCACCGATGACGACTTCAAGGAGCGGCGCATCTACACCGCCTGGGACAGCCGCCGCGATGAGAAGATCCTTTTCCGTGGGCTCAACTGGCTGGTGGCCGCGGGTTTCCGTCCCGACGACATCATGGTCTACATGCTCATCGGCTACTGGCCGAACGAGACCGTTGAAGATTGGGAATACCGCCGGGGCAGGCTTCGGGATTTCGGATGCAGGCCCTTCCCGATGGCTTATATTGACAGCACCACCACGCCCGATGAGGCGAAGCTGCGCCACGGCTTCCAGCGGTGGGTGATTCGGCGCGACGACCTGAAAATGTCATGGGCTGAGTTCATGGGTGCCGGCTTCCGGCCGGAGAAGGTGAGACGGTGCGCCGAGTTACCGATTTTGGAAGTGCCAATGACGGGTGAGCGCGTGAGCCCTTACGGTCACCATTGGCGCACGGTGCTCAGGCCCGAGACTCTCGCCCGGGACTGCTACGAGTGCGTCCGCTGCGGGGTCGGCGATCGCCCGCGGGGGCTGCGCACGGCGCTCGAGGTGGCGCACCTGGACGGCGACGTGACGAACAATGCCCCGGAGAACCGCGCTACGCTCTGCAATACGTGCCACAAGGCGCACGACCATGAGGCCTGGTGGCCGAAGTTCCAGGCGTGGCTGCTCGCGGAGCGGGAGCGGAAGATCGACGCGGCCGACGCGCGGCGGCCGATTCTGGAGTACTTGAGGGAGGCGGTGTAGGGGTGAGGAACGAGTTACTGGAAAGAGCCGCGGCAGTGATGCTCCAGCACGTCGGTACCGTTCTCTGCCCCAAGTGCAACGAGCCGGTGAAAATCTGGGCCGAGCCGGGCGAGAAGCTGATTCGCGCGGGGGCGCCGCGGTGCCCTGAGTGCAAGACGCAGCTCTACGATCAGGCGCGGGAGTTGCTCGGCCCGGCGGCAGCGTCGCCCCCGGCACCGGCGGGGTCCTGAAGCTCCAGGCAGGCGCGCCAGACCCAGAGGATTAGCGCCAGCTCCGGGAAGAATACGCGAAGGCCGAGGTGCTCTCCGAGTTCGTCCGCCGGCATGACATAGCCGGGGCTCCCATCGGGTATCCCGAGGAACTTCCCATAGCCGTAGCGATCGACAAACCGGACCGTGGTGCCCGGGGGCAGTGGGGTGCGAATCAAACCCCTACCTACCCCGCGGCCATGGCCTTCTTCTTCGCCGCTGCCCACCGCTTCCGCTGCGCGGCGGCGATGCGGGCGCGCCCCTCCGGGCTGATGCGCGAACGCTTGCGCCGCAGGGCAGGAGCAGCCACAACCCCGACCATCTCGGACCCGTTGCGGGTTTGGACGCGGGCTCCGATCCGCCGCTTCAGTTCCGCTATCTTTCGGTTGATCGTGGCGAGTTCCAACTCGTAGCCGAGTAAGGCGGCATAGAGAAGGTCGTCGTTGCGCTCCGGAGTGGGCATACGGTCATCATACCGCCCGAGTGTGTGGATTCGAGCAGTACTGCGGATGGTTTCGCTCCTACAATCGATGCCATGGCAGGAGAAGCTTTGACCATCCCGAGCGGGACGCGGACCGGCAACACGAACGCCCGCGGTTACCGCCTACAATGCGGCCGGGTGACCATTTCGGGCCCGACCTTTCAGGAAGTGCGCGAAGCCTGCGCCGAGATCGCGGGTGCGAGCGGCGGCGAGTGGGGAACGAATGCCAGAGGCTCGATGACCGGGACCACCGGGAACACCGGGACCGGCAGCCGGCGCACGCTGACGGCCGCGCACCGGAAAAAGATCAGCCAGGCGCGGAAGCGCCAGACCGCGCAGACCGCGCAAACCCAGCAGGGGCAAGGCGCGCAGCCGGCCAAGACGCGGACCGCTGGCGCATAATAGAAAGCGCCTGCATGGCGAAATGACGGGGGCCGCGCTGGGAAGATGGGCACCTTACCCGCCGCCCCCGTCTCCGCGCTTCGGGTGACGGCGGCGCCACTCGGCGCGCGCGGCCTCGAGCTGCACTCGAAATGTCTCCCGGGTAGAGCCGTGGACCGCCATGTAGTGCGCGGCGCAGCCATAGCGGATAAGCTGCCGATCCGTCATGGCGGCGAGGCGCTCGCGAAGCGCGCCCAGGTCCAGGCCCTCCTCTCGCGTGAAGGCGTACATAGCCGTGCCCCGGCTCCCACGATACGATAAGGGCAGGAGCCCGTGTTTGACCCGCCGTAAGCTGTTCTCTGCCCTCGTTGGCGCCCCCGCTGCAATACCCGCAAAACCGGCGCCGCCGCCCAAGTTCGCCGTGCGGGAGTCCGGGTTTTGCGTGTGCGGCGGAGCCATGATCGCGCACGGCAGTTCTCTCGAGGGGACGGAGTATTTCTCCTGCACCCGTCCGGACTGTCCGCAGTACGACGTACCCCTGAAGCCCCCACGCATGGAGACGGAGCGCGCCGATCCGCGCGTAGTGCAGCGGGTACGGGCCCGGGAAGCGGCGGGGCAGAGGCAGGCGGATCTCGACCGCCCGCACGGTCTCTATGACTGGGTGCGCAGGCGTTACTGGCACGCGGCCAGGGGCGAGTGGGTGGATGCGGCCCCGTTCGACACCGCGAGGCGGCCAAAGGCGTGAAGGTCTACAACCGCGCCGATTTCTTGACGCTGCCCGAGGGGGTGATCTTCTGCAGCGGCCCCCAATGGGCCTTCGGCAACCTCCGGGTGAAGGGCGAATCGCTCCTCCGGTCTAACGATTTCGTGTGCCTGGAGCTCCAGTGGATCGACTCGCGCGACAGCGGCGAGGCGGTGGACCGGCTGGATGCGATGCTCCAGGCGGGCGCGAGCTACCCGATGAACGGCGACTACGGCCGCGACGGGTGCTTCGCCGACGAGGAGGTGTTCCTGGTGTGGGAGCGGGCCGACCTGGAGCGGCTCATGCAGTACTGCGAACGCGCGATTGAGGCGACCGCCGGGCGGCCGGTGGCCGGCGCTTGATTTCCCTGCAACTACACCCCGACGACCGCATCGTGTGCGAGCGGTGCCTCCAGGAGCCGGCCGCCTGCGATTGTGAAGATGGGCCCGGAATCAGCCGCCGGTGGAAGCCGCTCGGAGAGGTGCTCGCGGCGAGGGACCGCGCCCGCGCGGCGAGGGAGAGCCATGGCAAACCAGTTCATTCCGGTGGTGACGATTGCGCACGAGGTCTACCTGAGTGCGATCGCCAACGGGGCGACGCGGGCGAAGGCCCTGGACCTGGCTCGGAGGTTCGCCGGCTCTCACTGCCTGGCCCGCGGCGGAGCGCATAGGTTCTCCGACGACGAGATCCGGCTCGGGGTCTGCGATTGCGAGGGTTGCCGAGCCTCCCGCAGCCTCCCCGAAAGGCCCGCACCCTGACCCCTCCCTGCGCCTGGCCGTTTCGTCCTGGGGCGTCCTGGAGCCCGAAAGGTGGCTAAATTTCGGCGAGAGGCAGGAAAATGGACGTTATGGCCGATTTCACGCGCGCTACTGGTGGGAGTCGAAGAGTGAACCGTCGCGGATTTCTCGCCCTGCTCGCCGGCGCCGTCCTCGATCCCGAGCGGCTGCTTTGGCGGCCGGGAGCAAGGCTCATCTCCATCCCCGCCCCGGCCCCGGCGCCGGCGCGGATTCAGGTTTGCGAGATTCTTACGCCGGAGGTGATCTCCTCCGAAGTCCTCCGCATGATCCAGGCGCACCTGATCGACATGAGCCGGATCAACTTCCACTTCCACCGGGATGCGTTCGCGTTCGTCAGCGAGCCGCTCGGGGACCGCTGGTGACCCGCGGGGAGCAAGGGCTGGCTCCTCTGGCTCGTCGTCTTATGCGGCTGGTTGGTGCTCTCGATCGCGTTCGGCCTGTCTGACGGGCCAGTGACGGGCCTGATCGCGGCCGGCGTCGGGATCGTGCTGTGGGCGTTCATCTCGCTCATGGCCCATTTCGGCTGAATTGCGATAATTCACTTATATGGGCTCCGACCTTTCCGCCCCGCTTCTGCAGGTAATCCGCAAGCTCCAGCAGACACCGACCAAGGGCGAGGCCTCCCGTATCAAGCGGCGTTTCGCCAATGCAACCGACGCGGTGGCGGTGGTGTGCGATGTATCGCCCTCGATGCTCGACACCATCGGGAGCTACGACCTGCGCAAGTGGGACCAGCTCAGGATTGCGCTGGCGGACGTGTATCTCGGGTTTCCGGGCATCCATGTGATCGCCTTCGGGTCTTACGTTCGGAAGATTGCCGCGCTCGCCGAGCTGCCCGCGGGCGGCGCGCTCGGCGGCAGCACCAACATGGCGGCGGCGATCCAGGCGGCGGCGGAACTGAAGCCGCGGAAAACCATCATCATTTCGGACGGCCTGCCGGATTCGACGACGCTCGCGCAACAGGAGGCCGAGGCCATGACGGGCGCGATCAGCGCCATCTACTGCGGGCCCGAGGGACATCCCGGCGCCGAATTCTTGTACGGCCTGGCGCGGATGTCCGGAGGCCGCGGCGTGGTGTGGGAAGGACGCGAGGCCTTGACGGGCGTGGTGCGCAACCTCCTGGCGGCGCCGGCCGCCGCGCAGCAGTAGGGGAAATGGATCTCGGGCTCAAAGCACTCGACGACGACCAACTGATCGAGCTGCTCGGCCAATGCTGCAACGAGCTGGCCGAGCGCGATCCCGTGGTGCGCGACCTGGCGCAGAGCGCCATCTTCGGTGAGGCCGAAAAGCTGCGGCTCATGAAGGAGAGCGCCAAGGAGGCCGTCGAGGAGGCGCGGAGCGAGTACATCGAGGATCTCCATCGCGAGGTCGGCGCCGAGGTGCGGCGGGCGGTCCAGGCCGGCGAAATCCGGCTACTGAGCCCGGCCGAGGAATCGCGCGAGGTGGCGATCGGCGACCTGGAGACGCGGGTGAAGTTGCTCGACGAGGAGATTTCGACCCTGGAGGACGAGGACGACCCCGAGGCGCTCTTTCGCCTGCGGTATGCCAACGGGTATCTGGAGGCCGATGTGCGGCTGGGCGGCTTTGAGCAGCGCCGCTACCGGGTCGAACTGAGCGAGAGCCAAATGTCGGTGTTCGCCGGGAGCATCCTGCAGGGTCTCAAGCGGCGACCGGCTGACGGCGCAACTCGTCCAATCTTTCGGCCAGGGCTTGTCGCGCCTTGGTAGCGAGCGCCAGCCGCCGGCTTGGCCTGGGTTTCCGCTCGATGCCCTGTGTGAAGCCGAAGAGCACAGAGTAGCGCGTCCTCCATGTGTCGATTAGGGGGTCATAGGCCTGGATGACGCGCACCGATAGATTCGCACCGGTGCAGCGGGAAGCGCCGTCATGGCTAAGTGCCGCTGGCAAATCCAGCTCGCCGGTGACCAGTTTGGAGCCGAATTTCCACCCTTTCGTGATGCGCGGCAGGAAGTGTTGCCGCACCATCGGGCCGAGGCGCCGCCAGGTGAAGCTCAGGATGCCGTCGGAGGGGTCCGAATCCACGTCCACGCAGAAATTGTGGAGCGCCACCATCTCGAAAGACGTGCTCCCCATGATCTCCGGGAACGATGGCGGGGTGTTCTCCCACGGGGCGAAGTCGACGCGGAAAGGCCGAGGGATGCGGACGTGGGCGAAGGACGAAAAGGGGGATCCCGGGGCCGCGCCGGTGATAAAGCCCCGCTCGACCACGATCATCGCCCCGTAGTTCGCGAGCTCGTCGCCGAGTACGCGGCAGAATTCGTGCGCGATGGTCTGGGGGGTGAGACGGGCGGCCGGCATTCCTGGGGTTCGTTCGCCTCGGGAGCTGCAAGCATTCGCGTTTATCTCCCGCGGCCAGCTAACAGGTTAGCAGCCAGTGTTTGCGCTCGCCGGGGTGCTCGGGGCAGGGGGTGGGGTTGGGCTCGCCGCCGGAGTTTGCCGCCGTGACGGCAGAAGGTATCGAAGTCGGGGACGGCGGGGCGGTTGGTCATTTGCTCTCCTCGGCCTTCGTTCTTGCGGCGAACGCCGCCCCGCCCAGCTTCGCGATCGCCCGCCGGCGCCGCGGCGAGACCTTCATGCGCGCGCCCTGGCGCAGGTTCGGGTCGGCTCGCCAGCACCCGCAGGAAACGGTATTGCCCGCGATCAGGTTCTTGCTCGATACCAGCTTGGCGTTGCCGCACTCACAGGAGCACGGCCAGCAGGCGCGGCCGTTGCGGATGACCGGCTCGGCGTGTCTTGAGATGGTGAGGCGGCCGAAGGTTCGGCCGCGCAGGTCGGTAACGGCTCCCATGCCTTATCGCTCGATTCCCGCCGCACGCAGAGTGCGGTGCGCGTCGGCCACCTGTCTGGCAGTGGGCGGATAGCAGTCGATGGGCCGCGCGTCCTGCGCGAGCTCGGCGGCGTCCAGGATTTCCTGCGCCTCGTAGATCTCTTGGTCCGTTGGCTTGGGCTGCATGCTTGTCCTTTCCCCGGCGTTCCGTAGCCGGGCCCGGTGACCAACCGGACGCCCCGCAACCACGCGGAGACCACGCGGTTACCTGCGGGGCTTGGACTTGGGTTTGCGCGCCGCGGCTTTGGCGGCCTGCTCTTCCTGGTGCTGGCGGCGGACCGCCAGCCACATGATTTGGTCGTAGCTGGCGGTGTAGCGCGTCCTGGTGCCCTTCGGACGGATCTCCAGGTGCCGAGGGTGCAGGGAGACGATCAGAGCCCGTCCACGGTCAAATACGGCCGATTCGCGGGTCACGGGTTTGTCGAGGCGGGTCATAGCTCACCTCCCGAGAGAATACAGAACTCCTCGGCGAACTCGCGCGCCTTTTCCGTGGCGTCATCCGTCACGGCAACCTCGTACCGCCAGCCCGAGGGGCTTGCGATCACCTCCAGGTTGACGTACTCGCCGCGTACCTGAGCCTCCGGGTGCTTCTCGGCGATGGATTGCAGGGCTGCTATGACTTCGGCGATGGGCATCATTCCCGGCCCTCCTCTCGCGCCGCCGGGCGCGCTCCGACCTGCCGAAGCTCATCGGGAGTCAGGGGCGCGGCGCGGCGAGCGATCAGCCGCGCCTGCTCGATCAGGTCCATCGTCTCATCTCCTCTCGTGAGCTATCGGTCAAATGGTCTGCGTCCAAGTTCGTCCAGCCCGAGTTGCCGCGCCTCGGCGGCGATGGAGCGCGAAATCGGCGTGCAGTTGTCATACTGCACGGTAAAGACCTCGCTCCCGCTGTAGCTGGTGACGCGCGGATTGCGATTCAGGTGCCGCTGGACCATCTCGCTGGCCTTAACTTCGATTTCCATCGTCATCGTCTCATCTCCTCTCGTTGGGCTACCGGGGTTCATGTGGCCTCCAGTGACCGTTCCGACCCCCTCGATTTCTCTCGTCGCGCCGATGCGGCACCGCGCCGCAGCGAACACATCCTCTATTGGCCGATCCACGAGGGAGGAGAATCCAGGCGAGCGCAGGCGGTAGAGCGGCTGCGGTTTGCCGCCCTCCGCCCCCAGCCCGCAATACGCACAGTTGAGCCGGTCCAGTGTCATTGGTCGGCCTCCTGGTCCAGCGGCTCCTCCCCCTCGCAATCGTCGCCCTCGTCGTAAATGTACTCGGCCTGAATCCCGCAGGCCTCCAGCACGTCGCGCAGGTCGGAGCCGCTCAACATGCCGGGATACTCGAATCGGAACGTCTGCCCGTTGACCGCGACCGTAACCTCATCGTCGGTGGAGCAGATGCGGACGCCGGTGTTCGCCATCTACTTGCCCTCCAGTTCCGTCTCGACCGCTGCCGCCAATTCGGCGTTCCGGGCGCGCACGTAGTTGTAATCATTGGTCCCGTCGTTAGGGCGCTCCAGCCAAGTCCGCACGCGATCCGTGCCCGGCTCGTGGTAGACCACGATATCGGCACTCGGATCAATTGCTGCGATGGCTTTCTCGGCGCGCTCGCGAGCGGCACTTTTCAGCTCGCGACCTTCCCAGACTCTGATGAAGTAACTCACGTTTTCTCCTTCGCCGCGTTGGTTGCGCGGCTGAGGAGATTATGCGCTCACGGCCTCATTGAAGTCAACAGAAGATCGCGGGAATCGTCAGGAATCGTCAGATCCCGCTCCACCACGTAGAAGTATTTCGCGTCCGGGGGCGGCCCTTCGGAGGCGTACTCGATCTTGGTGGCCTTCGAGCCGGTCATCTCCATAGCGAGCTGGCCCGCTCGCAGGTCGGGAATCCCAAACTCCTGGCCTGGCGCGCGCGCCGCTCCGCGTTTGCGGCACAACGCTGGCGGAATTCCTCGGCCCCGATCTCGCGGCGCACCACATAGCGGATGCCAGCGATCAGAATCACCTCGTTGGGCTCGAGGCGCTTGCTCGCCGCGATCGTGCAGCCGGCCGGAGCGAGGCCGTGCTCCTGCATGATCTCGCGGAGGCGTTGCTCTGGGCTCATGCTTTCATCATGGCTCACCGCCCCCCTCGCCCCGAAAAAACCGGACGGCGCCGGCGGACGGAGCGTGTTTTTTTCGCGCCGCGGCACCTGTCCACGAATTCCCGTGCAGAGTCGTGGTTATCTCTGCCCTTACGAGTGTTTTCAGTGATTTAGCCCTGGGCATGGGCAAAAAACATATGTTTTCCGCCTACTCATTCCGGGCCGCGTAACTCCTTTCGTTGCGTGTCCGCCATGTCCGGTTACCGAGAGGTTTTTTGCCCACCCCATAGACGCGAAAAGGCCCGCCACCGCGCGGGGGCGATGGCGGGCCAAGCAGCGGAAACGTCGAATACGCTTCCCTATCTTACCGGGTCAGCAGAAGGATCGTCAGCAGCTCGCCGGCGAGCGCCGCGGCCAGCAGCCACCAGAAGCGCCGCCGCCAGCGCACGGTATCGCGGTAGGGCGAGAGGCCGCCGTGGTCGCGGAGGAACTGGCGGAACTTGATCTCGGTTCGCCAGTCGTCCATAACCTCACTCATGAGTTGCGGCCCCCTCAATCCGCTCGAGCGCCGCGTCGGGGTGCCATTTACCCGCAGCGTCCTCCCACCCAACCGTGAACAGACGCGGTTCGGTCTGCTGATATACCCAGGTCATAGCCTACCCTCCAGCATAAAGGCCAGCGCGAGAAAGAAGAGGATCAGGAGAAAGCCGCCGATCCCTTCCCGCAGGGCTTGGATATCGTCCTTGCGGAGCATCATCTTATGCCACCTCCTGAAAGTCAGCCGCGGCCGTTGCCGCCGGCACCATGTAGACCACGCGGGCCCGGCGCACCTGCCAGACGCGCACCTCCAGGCCCGTCGCCCGGGCCGTCTCTTCGGCCACGCCCTGCGCGCGGTCGAGGTGCTTCTCAAACCCCACCGCGGCGGGCGCGCCGTTCGGGTGGATGACGTGGATGGAAAAACCGGAGGGCCTGCGCATGGTCAGTCCTCCTCCGGCAGCATGATCGTGATTACGGGCTCGCCGTCGTCGCCGGGCCCGCAGACCGCCTTGAGCGTGACGAGACGGCGCTGCCGCTCCTTCATGATGAAGCAGACGCGGTAGAGGATTTCGGTACCGCCGCGCCGCATCTCCACGCGGAGCATCCAGAGCACATCCCACAGCCGCCCAGCCTCCGACTGGCCGAGGCGAACGCTGCGCGGGTCGGGCGTTACGTACCCATCCCAGACCGTGCGGGTGATGGCGACGGGGAAGCGGATACCCGCCTCCCGTGCCGTTTCGCTGACGTCGACCAGCGTGCCGTCAGCGAGGGCATCGGCCCGCGTATAGGCGTAGATGACTTCGCCAAAGAGGTTGTCCATGGCTACTTCACCTCCACATAGGTTCCGCCGGCCAACTCCGCGCCGGGGATCTCGGTGCCCGCCTTGAGGTCCGCCTTCGCCCGCGTCTTGTCCACTTCCGCGCGCGGCGACTTCACCGCGTCGAGCACCTGCGCCCGGACGTCCAGGTCCAGAGAATCGACCATCAATTCCCACGTCTCCGCCGGAAGCGTTACGGTCACCCGCTTGTACTTGGCCGGGATCGCCGCCTCGTCTGTCACGTTGAGGCTCTTGTCGCATCCGTGCAGCCCGAGCGTGAGAGTGCGTCCCTCCAGCTTCTTGCGCTTGCCCTTGGGGTCGGTGCCGAGGGTCTCGATGATCCGGGTGATGTAGCCGTCCAGCCGGTCGAGGGCGCGCTCGTAGAGTTCCTGGCGCTCGGTGAGCCGCTGCCGCTCGGATTTGGCGACGGCGATTTGGGAAACCAGATGCAGCCGGAACTGGCCCACGCGATCGCGTTTCTCAACCACCTGAGTCAGCGTCTCCCGCAGTTCGATCTCGTACTGCTGCTCCATCTCGGCGGAGACCGCCTCCTCGGTGTCGAGGAGGGCGGCCAAGTGCATTTCGAGGTCGTACAGCGTCCGCGCCACGGGCGGCGCCGGGGGCTCCGCGGCGGCAAGGCGGGTGGTCGATCCGCCCGCCTCCTTCACCTTCTGCTCGAAGCTCTGGGCGTCCGTCTCGGTCTCGAAGCGGTACACCTGATGGTCCGGGGTCTCGATCACCACCGGCCCGTGCGGCACTACAGCGAGTGGGGTAGCCATGGTTTATGCCACCTCCTTGTTCGCGTTCGCAATCGCTTCCAGGTGGAAGTACAGGTCGGCCGCTTTCTCCGGGGCGCCGGGCGTCCGGTTGTCGATGGCGTTGCGGATGTCCTGGAAGTTCCGCCAGCCGTACCGCTCCAGCTCCGCCCGCCAGACGGACTCGCCGACGCGCTCGCGCATCCCCTTGAACGCCTCCGCGAGGTCCAGCATGGTTTTCCACGGGCCTTTGCGCTGCAACGGTTGCCGCCCCTCGACCTTCTGCTTGGCGACATACGCGGCGGCCGACGAGCCGGGCCGGTAGCCGCCGGTGTCGATCACCTCCTCGGGCGGGGTGAAGTCCTCCATGTCCTGGCTGAAGAACTCGCTCGCCGAGGTGGCGTTCTTGGTGCCGCTGATCTTCGCGCGCTTGAGCGCCATCTTGAGCACGGTATTGACGCAATCGAAGATATCGGGGTTGGGTTTGCGCCCGGTCTGCTGGCTGGTGATTTGCGGGTCGTCGAGGGCGAAGGTAGCGCCGCAGCCGCCCACCTTTCGCCAGCAGTACCACTCATCGCGGTCCTTCGATTTCCGGATGTTCTCCTTGTGGCAGGCCGGGCAGGTGCGCTCGGCCTGCCGCCAACGGTATTTCGACTCCCAGGACGTGCAGGAGCCCATGCCCTCGCCGATCAGGAAGTCCCCGCGGAACACCCGGCAGTGAATCTGGTAATAGAAAAACGGCTCGCCCGCGTGGCGCTCGCCGCTCCAGTCCTCCTCCTTTTCGAGGAATGCAAACTGCGGCGTCAGCCCGAACAGGTTGAGCAGCTTTTCGGCGCCGGGCTCGAAGAGCATGGGCCGGTCCGCGCCGGGGATCTTGCCGTAGTCCACGCCCTCCACCATCAGGCTGGTCATCGCATCCTGGATGGCCTTGCGCCGCACGAGGGCCTGCTGAATATCCATCACCGGCATGAACCGGCTTACCTCGCCGGCGCCGCCGGGGACCAACGCTCTGCTATCCTCGATGCTGTTGGAGTGGCTCGAGATGGTCCCGCTGTCTTGAGTCGCAACCGGGACGGGTGCGCTAACACCCGTCCCCGGCTCTTGGTATCTTCCGTTCGGCTTTCCAAATAAAGGCATCTGCCTTTCTCCTTTCAAATGTGGGCTAACAGGTCGGCTACGAACTCCTCCGGCACGTCCACGCCCTCGACCCGGTAGGCGGGATCCTGGAGGTACTCATCAAGCAGGTGTTCGGCCTGCGCGCGGGCTTGCTCGCGGGGGCATGCCCCGGCCGCCAGCAGCCCGGTCATGATGAGCGCGATTGCTTCCTCGCGGAACATTAGAACGGACGCCCCTCCTCTCCTCCGGCCGCAATGGCGCGCTCGACCGCTTCCAAACCACCAGCCGCCTCGATCTCTTCGGCTAGTTCCTCGTCACTGACGCAGACGGCGTGAGTGGCTCCGGGCACCGTCGCCCCTACCTCGGGCTCCGGTTCCGGTTCCTGGGCTTCGTACTCGGCCTCGCCGTGGGTGGGGCCGTCATAGTAGTTGTCGTAGTAGTCTTCGCTGTACATTAGCGTCCCTTTCCCTTTCATCGGGGTCTTCTACTTAACCCTGATGCTAACGTAGCAGCGGTGCCACAGTCAAGCGAAAACATGCTTACCCAGGAGCGGTGCTATAATCCGCAATCGTGGCAAAGAAGAACCCAGCGGCGGTGCAACTCGGCAAGCTGAGGAAGGAGAAAGGGCCGCCGCTCAACGAGGTTGGACGGCTCGGGGGGATTGCCAGAAAAGAGAAGCTGTCAGAGGAAGAGCGGAAATCCTCCGCGAGCCGCGCAGGAAAACGAAGCGCGGCGAAACTCACCGCCGCTGAACGCAAGAGACGGGCGCGTGCCGCCGCAGCGGCTAGGTGGGAGAAGAAGGCGTGACCATCCTCCGGTTGGCGGTTATGGCCGTCGTGGCTATCTGGGGTGGGGCCATAGCAATCGCCATGCTCGTAACCCCGATTTCCAAGTCCCGGGCGGCAAGCAGCAGTTCGCGCCTTCGGGATGCCCTGCCTGCCGGAAACCGTTCGACACGTCGCTGCCGCGCAACGTCGATGCGATTCGCGATGCCTTCCGTTCGATTCCAGAGGACCTGCGGGATCTGGTGAGCTTCCAGGTTGACGCGGGGCCTGCCGAGGAGCGGAGATGATCGACGCCCCCCAAAATACACAAATGGCCGGCCCTCCGCGCGGGAAGGCCGGCCATGATGGAAGGCTTTGCGAAATTCGGTCGCTGACTCTCCTAAAGAGGTTCTTTCGAGAGTAGCGTGTTACGCCGCGATAGAGGAATCGGCGGACTCTTTGAACCCTAGGCGCGCCCTGCGTGCATCAACCGCCGACCCTTCGATTTCGCATCGGTGAGACTAGGACCGAATCAGTCGATCCCCCGCCCGATAGGCGTCGGCGAACGCCTCCAGGCCGTGACTGCCGCCGTTCACCAGGCGCCGGGCGGTCCCCAGGTCGGCGGCGGCGAGCGCCGCCCGGATGCGCGGCTCCTTGGCCTTGAGGAAGCTCGCGAGCAGCCGGGCCGCGATTACCGGATCGTTCGCCAGATCCGGGCTCGCCACCAGGTCCACCCCGATTGCGGCGCCGTGCTGCTGGTAATTCGCGCGGCCGGTCAACTGGACGAAGCCCCGGCCGCGGAACCGCTCGCCGTCCGGAGCCCCGCGGTTGCCGAGATCGGGGCGCGAGTCGTACAAGTCGAAGGGATGCGCCGGAGCCAGCGGGGCGCCGGGCTCCTGGCGAACGAGCGCCTGGCCCGCCGGCGACGTGTTGAACCGCGAGATGCCCTCGCTCACGGGCTCGAATGCCGAGGCCTCGGCCCGAATGGTGCCGAGCGCCATCAGGAGCATACTCCGGTCGCCGAGCTGCGCGTCCGAGAGCGCCTGCAGGACGTGCGGCAGGTTCGCCTCGATATTGCGCAGCGGGGCGCCGGGGAACATCGGAGCGACCAGCGCGGCCGTGACGGTCACCGCAACGCCTCCGCGTACTCGCCGAGGGCATCCGCGTAGTCCCGGAGCGCCGCACAGAGTGCGTCCTTACTCCGGTTGCCCTCGCACGCGACCAGGAGGGTAGTGATGGTCGCCTCTGCGCAGCCGCTATCGCGCAGGCGCCCGGCGAGCCGCTGGGCCGCTTCGTCGAGGCGGTCCGCCGCCCGGTTGAACCGTTCGCCGTCCATCATCTATTGCTTCCTCCGGTACATGAGGTAGCCGGACCAGAGCAGGGCGAACGCCGCCGCGATCTTGACCAGCTCGCCGTGCGGCACCGCTTCCCAGCGGACCGAGGCAAGCAGGCTCATTCCGGCCGCGCCGCCGGCGCCGGTCGAGAGCACGTCCGCGATCTTGTTATGGCTGTTCGGGTCCACGGGGGAGGGCGTCACCTGGAGCCCCCGAAGCTGTAGAAGGCCATGAACTCGGGGCCCATCTGCAGGCTGCTATTGGTGCCCGTGACCGACGCCGGGAGGGTGGTGCCGGTGGCGCGGAGGATCGGCATGAGAAACAGGTGCGGGGCGGGCTGGAAGGCGAGGAATACTCCAGTCGAATAGGCCAGAGCGTTGGCTCCGGACGGGGGCGCCGATTGTGTGTTGGCGAATCCGCCGTCGACCAGGAATCCGAGGAAGGCTTTGCCGCTGGCGCTCTGCGCGGCGACATAGGCCATGCCGGTGCGGATGCTGGTGGGCAAGTAGGTCTTAGTCCCGTTGGCGGCGAGCTGCGCGCCGGCGAGAGGGGTCGAAAAGGTGTTCCACCAATACCAGCTCGAGCCGCTGCCGAGCTGGACCGCAAGCGAGGTCACATTCGAGAGGGGTACGCTGGCGGCGCGATCCCACTCGACGCCGGTGCCAACGAGATAGGGCGGGAGGCTGGCGGTCGAGACGTTGGAGACCGGGAGCTGCGGCGCGGGGGCCTGTGCAAGTGCGGACACCGCCGCGAGAGTTAGCGCGAGAGTCAGTTTCATCATGTGCGTTTTCCTTTGGGGGTTACCAGAACAGGGTGATGACGCGGGCAGCGGCGTAGGCCGGACCCAGAATCCGCTCGTACCAATGCTTGGGTCTGGCGATGGCGTCCGCCTCGCGGCGGGCGTCGTCCGCGATCGCTACCGCGGACTCCGCAATCTTCGGGGTAGCGTCCTTTACGCTCCGCATCGTCTGTGCGGTTTCGCCGAGCGTGACCTTGGCCGCGGCGGTGAGGCCCAGGACTTGCGCCGGCAGAGCGTCCCGGCGGAGCAGGATCGCGGAGGCCTCGTCGGCGTGCGCCGTGATGCTCGCGGCGTGGTCGAGCGTAGGCTTGAGGTCCTGGTGTATCTCGGCCACCGTCTCCGCCACCTCGCTCACGGGCGCCGCAGCCATCCCTACGGCCTCGAGGGCGTCCGCGCGGATTCCGGCGAGTTGGCCCGCGGTGTCGCTGCGCCAGGCGGCGATCTCGGCCAAGGCTTCCCTCCGGGTGGCCGTGAGCTGCGCGTCGGCCTTGCCGCTGATCGTGTCCAGCCGCGCCATGACGTCGGCGCGGAGCTGGTTCGCCTGCCGCTCGAGCAGGTCCCGGGTCTTCTGGCCTTCCCGCTGCGCCACGCCAAACTGCGCTTTGACGAGGGCGCGCGCGTCGAGCAGGAGGAGCGTGCCGCTCGCGCCGATCGAGAGGAGCGCCGCTGCGGCGGCACCGTATAGTACTTTCTTCATGGAGTTTTCGGCCTCGCGGGGAATATGCTTTGGGAATGGATGCGGCGCTGCTGGTCGACAGTCTGATGCAGAAGTACGGAATGGATGCCTACAAGAAAGCGATCGAGCTTACCGTCGCGGCCACGCGCCGGGGCGATCTCGCCGAGGCGCGGAAGTACTCGGCCGTCGCGCACCAGATCCTGAACCGCCGGCAGGCCGCCGTGCTCCGGGCAGGTTCCAGCTAGGCTCGTCGTAGATCTCCGGCTCCGGCCAGTGGTCGATGAGGAAGTGGCGGCGGGACATAAGAGAAGGTCTTTACTGGGCGGCGGCGGCCCGCATCTCGGCGGGGCCGATGTGCAACTCCCGCAATCGGTCGAGGAGGTGCTGCTGGTCCTGGGCGGCGAGGCGCGGGAATTGCTGCCGCAGCTTTTGGGCGAGCACGGGTAGGAAGCGCTGCCTCTCCTCCGCGTTTGCGGCATCCATGGCGTCGAGCGCCGCGGCTACGCCGAGCGATCTGAACCCTGCCACGTCCTTCGGCACGCGCGCCCGCTCTACCGCTTTGCGGATATCGGCCGGTGAGGCGATACCGTCGCGCACGGCCTTTTGCGCCAACGCGCGCGCGCGTTCGATGTCCCGATCCCGGAGGGCGTCTGTAATCCGATTGCTCGTTTCCTGCCTGTTGATCTCGTTGAGGGCCTCGCGCTGCTTCGCCAGAAACTCGGCGTGCGAGAGCGTGGTCGTCGGGTGGCTGAAGAGCTGCGGCGCGGCGAGATCCACGATCATGCGGAGCCAGCGGTTCTCGGGATCGTCGGCATGCGCGAGCACGCCCCTGGTGAACCCGGTGGCCGCCCCTACGTTGGCGAGAAAACCGTTCATGGTGAGGAACGGGCCGAGGAGGTGCTGCTTCACCCATCCGGTTGCGCCGGGCTTCTGCTTTTCGACCGCGCCCAGCGTCTGAAGGCTCGGTTTGCCGCGGTCGTCACGGAATCCCGTTATGTATGGCTCGGTTCCCGTGATTCCCACCCAAGCGGTTTTGGCGGGCGGTCCCATCACCGGCTCGACGGCGGCATTGACGGCACCGGCGACGGCCGCGTCCATCATCTGATCGGCGCTCGCGTGTACCTGATGGGCTTCAAACATTTGAGCGATGCCCAGCGCGCGGGCGCCGCGGTAGACGAGCGGCGAGAACCATTGGAGGCCGATGTAGGCGTCACCGTTCGAGGGCGGGCCCCAGATCTGCCGCGCCAGCCACGAATTCCGGTCCTCGGAGTTCAGCCGCACCGCCAGGAATTTCGCGTGCGGGTCCTCCCACGGCCATTTCCCGGTGTAGGCGCGGTGCGCCGCCAGCCAGAGCGCGATGAGGCCCACGGCGCCGCCGGTGATCGCAGTCAGGGCGCGCAGCCACCGGCCGCCCTTGCCTTCGACGGGCATCGGCCCGCGGCCGGTCCAGGCATTCACTCCGTTGCGGACCATCGTGCTGCCCGCGGTATAAAACGGGCTCCAGCCGCTCTCCTTCAAGCTACGCTCGATGCGGCCCTGCAGCGCCCGGGTATAGTTGCCGAGCTGGTTGACGAAACGGTACATCTCGCGGGGGGTCGCGCCGGGGTTGATTGCCTTCGCCGTGCGGTACATCAGCAGGCGCGCGCGAATGTCGACGCCGCGGGGGCCGTACAGGAATGGGCCGAACCCGCGCTCGAGCTTCGCCCCGGTCTGTTCCGCAAACTCCCGGCTCTTCCGGAACCAGGCCGAGGCCACGGCGCCGTACTTTTCGGGGATGAGGCCGAGCTTCGCCATTTCCGCAATATCCCGCGCCGCTTCTTCGTTGGTCGGGTCGGTATTGATGAGGTGCAGAATCGCCGCCGCGCGCTTAGTGAACGGCAGATTGCCGGCGGCCTTCGCGGCGAGGCTGCGGCCGAGGAACGGCGTATTCGCCACCAGCGTCCCGATGAGATTCGACGAGTGGATTACCGCGTCGAGCGGGCCGGCGAGCGTGAATTTGGTGATGCGCCCGATCAGACTCTTGGGGTCGGACAGGTTGAGGTGGCGCTTATCGAGGATCGGCCGCAGCTCCTCCTCCAGCCACGCCGGGATAACGCCTCTGCCGGCGGGGAGGTGAACCGTACCGTTGGGAGTAATGAGGGTGCGGTCGGGGTGCGTCTCGATCGTGACCCCCTGATACTCGACGCCCCGCCAGGTGATCGTATCCGGCGCCTCCTCCCCCTGCTTTACCTTCCGCAGCAGTCCCGCCTTGTGCAGAGCTTCGATCAGGGCGGCCTTATTGTTCACCCGGAAGGCATTTCGGATGCGGTCATTGAATGCCTCCATCGAGGGGTCGTAAGCCTCGCCGTGGCCGGTGGCGAACATATTGGCGATGTTGCGCGGCTTGCGGTAGGGGACGGCGCGCCCGCTGCGGCCGGGAGCCTTGTGGGCCTCCTCTCCTTCCTCATCGAGCCGGATCAGCGGGTAGTAAGTCTTGAGCGGGCCCAGCGCATCGCTGAATACGCCCTCGTTCTCCTCGTGGTTGCGGGCGACCGGATCTTCGAGCAGCCGCTTATAGACATCGAGGCCGCGGGCGAACCCAGGGTTGCCGGTGATGTCGTCGAATTCATCATCCGGCATCATCTCGGCCACGCGATCGGCCGCCCGGTTAAAGGTGTCCTCCAGGAAGGCGCGCAGCCCGTCGAAGTCCTCGCGTTCGAGCAGCGCCGCGGCGGTGATAGCAGGGGACTCCAGCGGCTCTCCCACGCTCTCCTCATGGATGGCCTTGAGCACCGGCGCCAGCCACTTCCCGAAAGAGTCGTGGAGGTCCTCGTCGGTCGACTCGATCGCCCCCTCGGCCATGTTCTGCCACCGCTCCCGGATGCCGCGCAGCCGGCTTTCGATCAGGGCGCGGCGGAAGTCGAGCCAGGAGGGGCCGTCCTTGCCGAGCGCCTCGACGATCCGGGGCACGGACGCGCGCACCAGGGCCGAGGTCTGCGCCCGCGAGGTGGCGGCTTTGACGGCTTGCGCGTGGACGCCGGGATGGGCTTTCTCCAGTTGCGAGAGGTTGCGGACGTACTTATCTTTCCAGGCCCCGAGGCCGGAGTAACTGACCTTGGCTTCGTCGTCGTGCCTTCGGTTCAGATTGCGGTATAGGTCGCGGGCGGCGGCGGCTACTCGCGAAGTGCCGGTCTCGTCTTTGAGGAAGTCGCGGGCCGGATTGACTTCGGGTTTCTCGGACGCGATATTTGTATTGGAGCGGCCACCTGCGGACGGAGGAGCCTTGTCAGTCCGTCCCTCGCCCGGGTGAGATCCAGGGATGTCCGTCGTCCCCTTGGTAGTAGGCGGCTGCTCCCCTTCCTTTAGCGCGTGATAGAACTGTCGCGAAACGGGTCCGAACGGCCCTATTTCTTCGGCTTCTCTGGCTGCGAGAGTGCCCGGCTGCTGCCCGGAAACATCTCGTCCAGTTTCTTCTGCAGGGCTTCCTCGTCCCCCTCCTGGGCTGACTTCACCAGGTCTTGCATGTTGCGTTTCGACTCCGCCAGCTCCGCCGGGGAGAGTTTCGTCTTTGAGGACCGACTCATAAATTTGATTGACGATGGTAGCAGCCTTGGCACCGTTCTGCCCCACCAGCCCCTTTACATAGGCTTCCGCCAGGTCGCGCGCTTCCTGCGCGGTAAGCCCTAACTCCTGCCAGCGCCCCGGCCGCATCAGCCGAACGCCGATCTCGGCCACGATGATGGCGCGGTTGTGCTCGTAGAACGGCGATTGGGGGTTGAGCTTCGGGTAGCCGATCCGCCGGAGGGCCTCGTATGCCTTCTGGCCGGCGGCCGTTTCGACTACATGCGCCGGCAGGCTTCGCAGTCCCTTGGGCAGCTCCATCTGCTGCGCGTGATCGTACTCCTCCTCGGCGACTCGCTTGAGAACGTGGTCCGGGATGCGCGGACCCGCCTGGACAACGATCAGGGGCGGGCGCTTGGGGGCGCGGATGTCCTTCGGGTGCGTAAACAACGGCTGGGGGTTGTGCGGGTTGTCCTGCGCCTGGCGCTCGAAGTGGGCATCGATCCCGAGCGCCTTTGCGATCTGGTTGGCGACGTCGAACAGGGCCTCGTCGAATCCGGGGTCGCTGTCGTCTGATCTCGGGTTGTGCGCCGCGGCGCGGGCTTCCTCGAGGATGTTCGTCCACTCGTGCGGCCCCAGCACGGTGCCGATCGTGTGACGCGAGTTTTCCCCGAGCCCTACCTGCCCCATGCGCCTCAGCACGACGTCCATGGCGGGAGCGTTGACCACCAGAGCCGGGACGTTGCCGAACTTCCGGGCGTAGGCCTTGGCTCCGCCCCAATACATTTGGAGCTGCCCGGTAGTGGGGGTGTCGGCGGGATACCCGGGCTCGGAGAGGCGCCGCACGGTCCGCGGGTCGAGCGAGAATTCGCCGGGCCGGCGCGTGCGCGGCGGCTTGGCCAGGTCGTCAATGGTGACGGAACGCTCGCCGAACAGGTCCATCTGATCCGGCGAGGCGGCGCGCTCGCGGGCGCGGAGATCGTCGAGGGGGACGGATTCAAAGGGACGGGCGTAGGTGGCGGGGTGCTCGCGGCTCGGCGGTAGCGCAGGGTTGCGCTGCCCTTCGGGCGTCGACGTGGCCGCCGGCGGGGCCGGTTGTTCGTCAGCGAGACGGAGGAGCCGGTTGATTTCGTGGGTGAGACGGAATAGCTCGGTAGGGGCGTCCTTCCCCAGCTTGTCGAGCAGGCGGTCGCCGTCCTTGAGTACCGAGCGGAGTTGGCCGCGATCAATGGCGCTGTAGTCGCCCTTGCTCTGCGCGCCCTCCAGGGTTGTCAGCGCCGTCTGCAGGCGCGCCATGGTAACGGAGGGGTCTTCGGATGGGGTGAGCTGGGTGGATGCCGCTGCGGGCGCGGGCGGCGTCAGTACCTTCAGATTGCGCGATCGCTGGGTATTGCCGGCATACGGCGTCCCGTCGTCGGCCTTGATGTGAAAGTCGCCGCGGTCGTTGTCAACGTCGGTAACGACACCCTCGCGGGTCTGCCAGCCGCCGCGGCGCTCCTCAAAGGAGACGCGATCGCCGGTTTTGACCGGGACCGCCTTGGTGATCTTGAGTGGGGTGGTGTCCTTCACCCGCTCAATCGCGTTCCCGGTTTCCTCTTCTGGGTCGATGATGTAGTTGCCCGGCTCGGTACGGATGACGTACCCGTGGAGGGTCTTGCTCCCGGCCTTCCACCGCACGCGCTTGCCTACAAATTCCTGCGGCCTGGACGCGCCCGGAGCGGCCGGGGGCTCCGTGCCGTTCAGCTTCTCCTCGAGGCGCTTGATCTCGGGCAGATAGTAATTGGTGAGGAGATCGGTCCCCGGGTCGGCGGGATCGCCGGTGCGCCCGCGCGCCAGCTCGTCGCGGTCCTCTCGCAATTCGTTCAGCCGCTCGACGAGGCCCTCGCGAGTAGCGGGGTCGCCGCGGAGCTCGTGGAGCTGGAATTTAAACCACTTATTTGCGGCGAGGATTTCGCGCTCGCGCATCTTCTCCGGGTAACGGGAGCGGTCGATATCGCGCAGCCGTTCCCTCAGCTCTTCCTGGATGTCCTCCAGGGTTTTCTGTGCCCTTGCCGGCGCGGTCGGTTCGGGCTCGGGGGCTGCGGGCGGCAGCTTCGACTTATCGAGTTCGTAATGGGTGTAGTAGTGCGGCGGGGGTGCGGTGTGGCCCTCCGGCACATGGCCCGGCGGTCCCGCCGCATACCGCGGCGTGAGGACGCCCTCGCGGACGAATTGGGCGATGACGCGCTCCGTGTCGCTCCCGGGAGCTGCCGAGATCTCAAACATTGGCCCCTTGGAGTCGCCCTTGTAGTAAAACTCCGAGGAATTGACTTCGGGCCGCTCGCCGCGCCAGTCTTCGGCCGCGATTTTCTGCAGCACGTCGAGGCCTCGCCGGTATTCGTCGGGGCTCGGCGCGGGTATCCCTTCCGGGTTGGAGAGCCGCTCGAATTCCGCGCGCCGCGCCTGGTTGTGCGCCTCGCGCGCAGCGTCTTCCTTCTGCTGCTTCTTTTGCTCGGGGGTGAGTTCGGCCGCCGGCGGCGCTACTTCCGGTTGGGTTGCTGCTGGCCCGGCAGGGGCTCCGCCTGGAACTGAATTTCCTGCCCCGGCGCCGGCCGGAGGCTGCCCGGCTGGAGCAGGAGACTCCGCAGGAACGCCAGAGCCCGCTGCCTGCCCCCCGGTGAGACGCTGAACCTGGCGGGTGAGTTCGTCGCGGATGGCCCGGTAGGCGCGTTGTTTGACTTCGGCATGTGGCTGTCCTTGGGCGAGTTCCCGCGCGGACTGATCGAGAATCGCGTCGATCGGCCCGGCGCTGGTGCTCAGTTTATCGTAGAGTTGAATCCCCTGATTAGCCGCCTGGTGCGCCTGCTGGTTGGCGGCCGTCTGGATGCTGTTCCCGGTTTGGGTAAGGGTTTGGGCCGCGGCGTCGGTCGAGACCGCGCCGAAGAGTTTGCGCTCGGCTCCGAGCTGCTTGCGCACATAGTCGCTGATCTCTGCCTTTTCGGGGAGGAGCGAGCGCGTCATCTCCTCTTCGCCGAAGAGGCCACCCTGCGCCTGATCGGCGGTCGACTCGGTAATGGTCGAGGTGCGCTGGTTGAGCCGGATGAGTTCGCCCACCTGATCGTTGGTGAGGCGCTGACCGTTCTGCTCGCGCTGCTTCAGTAGGGTGTAGAGCGCGGTCTGGTCGGCATGATTCGGAACGCCCGCGCCGATGACGGCGCCGCGCTCGACCGAGAGCTCGCCCGCAATTACGTCGTCGAAGATCGCCGGAGCGAGGTTGGAGAGTGCCAGCCCTTGCGCGGCGACCTTTCCCTTGAGCGAAACTCCCTGCTGCGCGAGTTGGTCCGGGGTCAGGCCGGAGTCGCGGAAGACCTTGGCGGCGTCGGTGGCATCGCCGCGGCCCTCGGCAATATTCGCGAGCGCCCCCTGTAGCCGCGCCTCCTGGGCGTTGGGCGCGTCCAGGTAACGCACCAGCATTTGCTGCGCGGCTGGTTGCGTGGGGGCGAGACGGTTGGCGAGATCCAGGCGGTGATGGCCGTTGACGATGTAGGTTTGGCCGTCGTCCGGATCGCGCCAGACGAGGGTAATGCCGGCTTTGACCGGATCCCACACCGGCACGCCCCGCAGCTCTTCGCCGGCGCCGCCCTGCCCCACGTTGCGCTTGAACTGGAAGCGGGTCGGGTCGGCGACGATCGAGGAGGTGGGGATGTAGCCCACCCAGCCGGGCGCGCCGGGGGCGGGGGCCTGGGGAAGCGCGGGGGACGGCGGCGGAGTTGCGGTGGGGGCCGGCGGTGGGGCGGCAGGCTCGCTCGGCGATCCAGCAGGCGTGGTAGCGGCGGCGGCCGGGGCCGGGGCCGGGGCGCTGCTCATCCGATCGAGCTGCGCCTGGAGATCGTGCGCGGCGTCCTCGTCCCCGTCCTCAACTGCGGCGCTGAGGCGGCGCTGTAGTTCGGCGATACGCGCCTGCTGTGCCTGTTGAACGAGCGC